ATAACGGCGCCGGGGACCGTATAAGCGGTAGCCTGATATATGCGCCCTTCGGTGCCAACGGTACCGCCCTGGTGGTGTTCAACGGTGGATCCAATCAGCACATTGGAAACCGCTACTCGTGCGGACTGGGGGACGGGTTCACGAACGACGAAGTTTACGGCATGCAGTTCGGGGACGCGAACCAGGCGTGGAACAACCAAGTGGAAGCGGCTTACTTCCATGGTTTCCACAAGCGTACACCTTTCAACTTCTTCAACTCGGGCGGGCAGAACAATGTACAGGCTCGCGGCTACGCGGCACCGGGCGGCGTGTCTACCCTCGGCGGTACCGTTCAGGCCAGCGACTCGGTGGACTATCACCAGAACGGAACGCTGATTAACTACCGCAAGCCCCGCAGCTTCCCGACCTTCGCCAGCAACGCGGCGGCGGCAAGCGGGGGTGTACCGGTCCAGGGGTTGTACATACTCAGCGGTACCAACGCACTTACGGTAAGGGTTTGATATGCCCACTCCCCGTTTGTCGAATGAACTACTGGTACAAGCGTTAAACCTGGTTGAAGAATTCGGAAGCACAACACTAGCAGCGAAAGCAGGGTGCGGCATAGATCGCAGCACCCTGGACAACAGGGTAAAGAACGCAAAGATAGCCGGGCTTCGCCCGACTTTTCGCAAGGAAGCCCCGCGCATACACACCCGGCAACGGCTCGGGAAAATGCACATAGTAATACCCGACGGGCAAGTGAAGGACGGGGTGAATACAGATCACTGGGAATGGATAGGTAATTACATAGCCGAAAAGCAACCCGACAATATTATTAATATCGGGGATTTTTGGGATATGCCGTCGTTGTCCATTTACGATAAAGGTAAGTTGCCCTTCGAAGGACGCCGGTATGTGAAGGACGTTAAAGCCGGGCGCGATGCGATGGAACGGCTATTGAACCCCGTACGAGCGGTACCAAACTACAAGCCGGTAATGGACTTCTGCGAAGGGAACCACGAACACCGCGTTACCCGGGTAGCAGATAATAATCCGGAGTACCAGGGAAAGATTGAAATCAGCGACCTGGGCATAAAAGAATACGGGTGGAACTACCACCCTTTCTTACACGTGATTACCCGGGATGGTATTGACTATTCGCATTATTTTATCTCGGGAGTCATGGGGCGTCCGGTAAGTTCCGCCGCGGTGTTGCTCCGTGAACGGCAACGTTCCGCCACCATGGGGCATGTGCAACACATGGACATAGCCATACATAAGAAGACATTACAAACGGCGTTGTTCTGTGCCACGTGTTATTCGCATGACGAACAGTATTTAGGACCCCAGGGCAACGGACAGAAACGCGGTATCGTTGTGAAGAACGAAGTAGATGACGGAGTTTACGACTTGATGTATGTATCTCTTAAGTACCTAGAAAAAGCGTACAGCTAAAAGTTACATGTTTCGGTTACGCTTTGTTAGAATGCGCGGACAAGAGGATTAAAATTTTATGACTCGTTACATACGACAAAGGAGGACCAGAACTATGTTCGATCCCAACCAACTGGAAAACGCAAAAGGTTTTGTCCTGGATGTTAACAACGACTTCAACAAAGAAATTAACCCGCTGTTGTCGAAGTGGGCGCGGTCGAAATGGGCGGGTGCTATCGCCGTCGGTTTCGGTGTTGCCCTCATGGCGATAGGCGGCGTGTTGTCTCTTGTGCTTGTCTGCTAAATAGCCCGGTGCTGGCGTGCGCGATGATAAGGACGAGGTTAAAGGTTTTGTACTGCCCAAATGGTTTACCCCGGTTCTTACTTCCGCTTTCGTCGCGGTCGCCAGCGCCGCATTCCAAATGTACACCGACATTGCATTAATCAGGCAAGAGATAGCAACTGAATCCCGCGCACGTGAACGGCGTTACGCGTACGTAGACGACCGCATGGAAAAGTTCGACCAGCGGCTATCAGGCGTAGAGCATGACCAGAAAGAGTTCAGCCGGGAAGGTATGAATAAGCTGGACTACATCGCTAGTAGGTTACGCAAATGATTCGATACTGCCTATCTGCTCTTCTATTAGTTGCGTGTTCCGGGATCGGAACGAAAGAACAAACCATAGCACCGGACCCGCTACCGCTAATCGTCCTGCCTGAGATAGAGATACGCGCGTACCCGATACTGGAAGCGTCCCCGAAATTCAAACCGATACGGCGGGCAGCGGTCCACCGGCGCGCGCCCTGCGTGGACGCTAACGAAAACACCAAAGAAGAATTCCTGGCAAAGCTGGAATGCGTTAAAAAACTAACAGAAGAGGGCGGCGCATGAACTTAATTTCGAACTGGCAAGAGGTTTTACAAAAAGCATGGAGCGTTAAATTCGGGATCCTCGCCGCGGTACTCGGCGGAATGGAAGCGTTCTTCCTTGCCATGGAAGATAACCTGTTCGGGGCACCGCCCGGGTTCTTTGCCGGACTCGCCGCCATGTGTGCAGCGGGCGCGGTTATGGCTCGCATCATGGATCAACCTAACATCGCACCGAAGGTCGAAACACCGGAGAACACACCGGACAATTTCATACCCGGGGTATGAACCGCAAACCCGTAGCCACATTGATACTTTCCGCGGCCACTGTACTGAGCATAGCCGGGTGGGAACAGTACCGCGGTAACGCCTACATGCCGACGCCGAACGACGTACCGACGATAGGATGGGGCACTACTCAGGGTGTGAAGATGGGGGACAAGACAGAACCTACCCGTGCGTTACGAACGTTCATTCATGAACTGGACACAGTGTACGTAGCCGCGGTAAAGCGATACGTTAAAGTTCCGCTATCGGATAACGAGTTCGGCGCGCTGGTATCCTTCACCCAAAACAATGGCGCCGAAGCATTCCGCACGTCAACCCTTTTAAAGAAGCTAAACGCCGGGGACTACACCGGTGCGTGCGCCGAGATATCAAGATGGAACAAACAGTGGACCGGCAAGCGGGACGCGAACGGCAAAAAAGTAATGGTGGTACTCGACGGCTTGACCGCGCGCCGGGAAGAAGAACGCGCCGTATGTGAGGGCAAGTATGCAGGATCGTAAGCGGCTAGTAACTATCGAATGGTCCGTAGGTTTCGTCCGGTTACATAATGAACCTACCGTGTTCGGGGATTACTCGCCGTTCGATGACGGGTTCGCGGTCGTCCAGGTGGAACCGGGTATCTTTGAAGCGAAGATAGCGCGCGGTACTGTATTGACGCAGGAACAACACCGGGACTTACGGGAACAGTTACAGGAAATGGGTGCGCAAGCGGTCTTCTACTGGCGGTTTAAAGAAAACAAGAACCCGTACAAAGTATGGATATCAAGGCGGGAAAAAGCCTAAATATTGAGCAACTACAAAGCCCTACAATCGTTTTAAATTCAACAGGTAAGGGGGTAGCATGGGTGGAATTAGCCTTAATCCGTTACATTATGTTCTTGCCGGGGTGTGCCTGTTGCTGGCTATTGTCAGTGGTGCATACTGGTTCCAGGGTCAACAGTACCAACTTACTAAGGCGCGTTTTGAAGCCTTCGTAGCGGAAACAAAAGCGGTAGGAGTAATCGCGGACCGTGACGGACGTTTGAAGAACGTAAAGTACCAACAACACAAAAAGGAATCCGACCATGAAATTGAACTCGCTCGTAATAGTCTGCTTGCTTTCGCTGACAGCTTGCGCAAGTCCGCAACGGGTACCCGTAGCAGCTTACTGCCCACCCCCGCCCCCAGTACCGGCAATCCTGAACGAACCGATTACGACAGATCCTACCTTGTTACTACGTTTGAAGACTTTACTAGAGAGATGGGAGAAATCCGAAGAGAAGCTACGGAACTCATTATCGAAGGCGCAACAGCAGAATCCGGACTGAACGGCGCGAAGACGTGGGCACAAGGCGTCCATATGGATGGGAATGAGCAAAGGAACTACAAACAGTAAAGCCCAACTAGGCTATTTATCACACGATAAAAGTTATGCTATAGTTACTCCTGTTACTGCAATTAAGCAGTAATACTTTACTTAAGGAGTAACAGACATGGGAAAAGCAGCGAAGAACGAAGTAGTAGAAATGGAATTGGTAAAGACAGAACCAAAGTTCATATCCGCTGCCATGATTCAGAAAGAAGCCGCACGTTCGGTTACAAAAACCGATCCGGAAAAAGAAGACGGTATCCTGGTAGCTATCGACATGGCAAAACCTAAACGCGGCAAAGGTGCATTAGTACCCTTTGTCCGTATCCGTATCGGCGTCGAAGTAGCGCGTAAAGCGAAGTTCGAACCCGGTATGCGCGTAGACCTCTTACTAGATCCCGTAAACGGGTTAGGCTTAATACAACGACTTCCGCCGGACGTGGAAGAGGGGTGGTTACTGGCGCCCCTGAAGCGAAACGCGGACGGCGATTCACCCTTGCAGTTACGGTACACCTGGCACAAACGCCAGCCCTCTATCTCCGAACCGAAACTGGCTACGGAAGTCGAAGCAACGGACGCCGGTATCCAGTTCAAGTTCCCGGAAGGTACCACGTTCGGGGAACTCGCGGACGTGAAAGTAAAAGCGAAGGAAGAAAAGAAATACGACGGTCCGTTTAGACGAGCTAGCGACCGCGTGAGTATGCAGTAATGACGCTGCGTTAAGAGGGGCACGGCGCCCCTCTTACCACAGATACTTACCTTCTTCGCGCATGATACTGCGGACATGCCGCACCAAAAAGAAAATAGATACCGGAACCGAAATAAAAAGAGTTGCAAGCAGTACATAAATCGTGTCATTCACTTAAGCCACACAGCCACGCCGTAGCCGGAAGCCGCTAAAATAATCAGGTAGAAAAGGACGGCTACCAAGTCCATATCGAACCGTTGATAGCCGCCCTCGTAAGTTAAGTATTTCCGCACTTCTTCCAGTACAAACCGTTCAAGTATTCCAGCCTGGCTTGCGCCGCTGCTTCTTCTTTCTGTGCGGCACCGCTGAAGTCCATAAAGAAAGCCGGTATAAGCACCAGAACCCCCGTCACGGCGTAAATAGTATTCTTCCTTGTCTGTACCGCTGCTGCTTCCTGTGCCGCGGCTATGTCGTTTTTGGTGAGGTTTATGTCACGTAGCAGTACGGTGCAATCTTTTCTCGCGTCCGATGGTTGCATCAACGGGACCGGGTTCGCTTTCGTTGAAGCGCAACCATTCAGAACTGCTACCGCAACTAGAACCGCAATTACTTTTTTCATGTTGGAACTTCCTTTTTTTCGTTATCGAAGTAGCCCATATAGGCTACCGTGATTATAACCCAAGCGACCGCAAACCAGCGCCCCGTCACTCGTAACCCCTTTCTTCCGGTAGCTGTTCCAGTAAGTCCAGTTCTTGTTCCCGTACTTCGTCGTCCAGTGTCGGAGCGTCCGCGAACGCTAGGTAAGAATCCACGTCCCTGAAATCGTTAAACATGTTAGCGTCTCCGTGAGTTGTCTTAGTACGGTAGTACTGTATCAGGGGATACATGTACTGTCAACTATTTCCGTAACAAATCACGGCACCGTCCGCAGTAACCGGAAACGATTCTATCAAAGTAATACCCGCACTCGGCGCATTTACCGAACTCGCCGACGGGGATATACGCCGCCTGTTCGCGGATATCTGCCAATACCTTGGCGGACTTCTTTTCTAAATAATCATTTGCTACGTCTGCTTCATCGGCCATTATGGTTTCTCCCTGTATCCGAGTTCAACTTCCAATTCTTTATCGCGTTTTGGCAGTGGGCACCAGGCAATCCACCCGGCGCCGTCACCCCACGGTCCCATCGCTGCGCACCCGTCCCGGTGGAGTAGGAGTAACTTGCGGCGTGTGTTTTTCGGCACCGTATAGTTCCATCGTATCTCGCCGGTGGGCGCGGTTATGGGTTTGTCTATCACGCAAACACCCATTTGCTGTAGGACATGAAAGATTCCATTACCGCGACAAAACCTTTGAACATCCAAGGCGCCGCTAAGAAGAATACGACCACGCCTACGCATGCGTACACCCAATCTTTAGCAGTGGGCAAAGGATTCGGCCTACGTTGGTAGGGCGGTGGGGGTCTACGCGGTATAAACATTAGTGCCGTCTCCTTAATGCGTCTAGTAAAATGTCCTGTACTTCCCGTTTCGTTTCCACCCTGGCGATAACCAGTTCGTCTACCGTGTCACGGGCGATAATGTTGTGGATGAATACGTTCCGGTCGTAACCGGCTTGCAGTTGCCGGACCGGTCCTATCCGTTCCACTATCTGTAATCTATCCTCAAGACTCCAATTAAAACCAAAGAAGGCAAGGATGTTGCCGCCGTCTTGAAGGTTTAATCCATGTCCTGCGGATTGGGGATGGGCGAACAGAACCGGTATTTTCCCGGCGTTCCAGTCCCGTATGGTGGAGGGTTCTTTGTCCAGGTGCCGCCCCCGGGGGAAGGCTTTAAGGAGTCGGGCAAGGTCGCTTTTGAACTGGTAAGCAACCAGCACCGGCGTACCGCTTGCCTCTTCGATGATATCTTCAAGGGCTTCGATTTTTGCATTGTGTAATTCCTTCCATTCCTTCGCCCGCGGGTCGCGGTCGGTTTCGGTTAGCGGATCCACGTAACAAGCACCGTTCGCTATCTGTAAAAGTTTCTGTGTCCGCGCCGCCGCGTTGAAGGCTTCAATCTCGTGGCCGCTTTCTAGCTGAATAAAGAACTCCTTTTCCATCGTGTCGTACAGGCGGCGGGCGGCGGGCGGCAAGTCAATGTAAATGTTATTTACAATCGGTTCCTTGAGGTCGAACCAGTCTTTACTATTAATCGTCAAGCAGATATCACGGAGTGAATCCTGAATGGCTGTTTGCGCGTGTTCGGTGGGCACCAGCGAGAAGCCGTCGTACCCCGTGCTGAAGTACCTATCCCGGAACCCTGAATACGTACGCCCTAGCCGTTGTCCGGCGTCCAGGAACCAAGTTTGTCCCCACAAGTCCTGTAAGCCGTTGGGCGCCGGGGTGCCGGTAAGATTCGTGAACCGCTTGATGTGGGTATGGGCGACCTTCGCCAGTGCGCGGGCGCGTTTCGTTCCCTGCTTCAACCGGAAACCTTTAAGCCTGGTGGACTCGTCCGACACGACATGTTCGAACGGCCACCGCTTGCCGAAGTGTTCTACCAACCAGGGTATTTGGTCGTAGTTCGTGGTGTACACGCTGGCGGAATACTTCAATGCCTGGCGGCGTTCCGCTTCGGAACCGACTATAGGCATTACACTTACATGCCGTAGGTGGTCCCATTTGCGCACTTCTTCCGGCCACGTGGTGCGAGCCACGCGCAACGGGGCGAGAATCAATACCGGGTGGTCGGCGCCGCACAGGAAGAGGTTATCCAGGGCGGTAAGGGTGGATATAGTCTTACCCATACCCATACCAGCGAACACCGCACCGCGCGCCACATCCATGATGTGTGAAGTAATAAGCCCCTGATAGGGGCGAGGGGTGTACAGTTTACGGCTCATTATGTTTTCCGGTTCTTGTTCCTGTACAGTATGTTCTTCTCGTAACGGCACTGCGGACAGTACGCATCTAGCTTTCCCGTCGATAGTAACTTACGTGGTTCTAGATTGCAACCAGCACATAGATAATTTCGTACTTGCGTCACTTTTTCCGGTCTAGGGGGAAGCGGCGTAAGAAGGTCCAGTAAACTGGGCATGGGTGGCGGATTCATGCGAACCTTCCTATAAAGTTGTCCACCGATTCGAAACTATCAAGCACGTAAACCCATACGCCTTGTGCCCACATCCGGGCATGCTCGCGCAACTGTTCGGGGCGTGGCTTCTCGCCGGGTGCCTTGACTTCCACCCAGTAGGTACCATTCAGGAACACCACACGGTCGGGACACCCGCGGCGACCTAGCCATGCAGCCTTCCGTATCTCGCCGCCCAGTCCCGTGACCTTACGCACCAGGTACGCTTCCACGTCGCGTTCACGGACGGCTAGTTCCATTCTGGTTTCCCCCTGCGAATCTTCTGCTTCGGTTCGTACGAGTAGTAGCCTTCTTCCCACCGGCTCGCCCGCTGTTCGTCGGTGTACGGGTTGTCGTCTACCGGTCGCCCGTTCTTTGCTGCGCGTTGACCTTCGTTGTATGGTGTGTTCATTTGGTTGTCCATACAGCTAATCTCCAACCTACTAAGCCGCCTATGCAAAGGGCTATAAGGTGGAAAAATAAACAAATCATTTCAGTACCCCTCTCACGTGCATTAAGTTAAAAAGCCTTCTTACCCAGTATCCCCGTATCAGGGATATAACCGTAAACCATAAAGCGATAACCAGATTCTGTTCTAGTGAAACGTTAACGTCAAAGAACGGGAAAAGTATAACTTGTGACAGTACCGCTACACTGTAACCGATTGCAGTACCCGTAATCGTTTCGATAACTGAACCGCGTTTACTTTGACCCATCGGCATGCCCCATAAGGTAGAAGAACAAGGCGGTAACGCCGATTATTGCGTAGGAATCCCATCCGGCGCCCACTTGCGAAAAGCCCATAATCATTGCGCCTACCCACATCCCGGTGAAAATATGTATCACATCGCACCCCAAAACGAACCGCCGTTAAAAACCCACACGACGTAATCCGCAAGCAGAAGGAAGCAGATCATATTCAGCAAGCCGCGGGTTATCGGGTCGTCCATCATGCCGCCCGTTGTCTGAGAATCGCTAGCGCGTGCCGCGCCTGGTTGCGCGCGTCGTCAAGTGCATTGTGTGCCGTTCCTTCATACTCGACTGACACACGCGGGTTCAAGTCGCGCAGCGTTCTGAAGCAGCGTACATCGCGGAAGTTCCAGGGGGTGCCGGTTCCGCATAACTGGTACGCATTACGAAGCCACACAGAGTCTTCGGCGGCGCCGTTGCACCATAAAGGGGTAGGGGAAATCTTAGGGTACCAGAGGTAGAAAGCGCCTAATACGTGGTGTACCGGTTGTCTGAGTGCGCTAAACACTTCTTTAGCTTTATCGTCCTGCCCCATCCACCAGTGGATAGTGTCGCCTTCCACGTCCATACCTAGAGCCTGACAACTGGCAACGTCGATTACTCTGTAGAATTCCCGTCCCAGTTCGCCCGTTTGCTCGTCGAACTCCACGGCGCCTATTGATAGAATTACCGGCTTACTACTCTCAACCCCTAGCGTTTCCAGGTCCACCATTACGTTTCGCATTTAGTCTTCCTTCTCGGCTTGCTTCATTGGGATGAATGGAACCGGGCTTCCTGGTTCACTGGTGGCGTACAGGTGTTTGTAAATCATGTCCCCCAATACGCGGTCGGTTAAGTTATTCGAATGCCTGGCCAGTCGTTCGGCGGCTTGCGATAAAAGTACACGGGCGTGGTCCATGGCTACAGGTCCGCCATAATGTCGTTCAGGCGGCGGAAGATTACTTCCACTGTCTTGTCGTTCATTAGCGCGCGGTCGCAGTCCTTGAACGGGATACCTTTTTCGGACTCGTGCGGTGTAACCGCGTTAGCGTCCGGTCGCCATACGTGTATAAGCGTACCGTGAGCGCGTACATATTCTGCTTCGTTCATGAAACGAACGTCGGAAAACACTACGCCCTGTATTTCCTTAATGTCGGCTTCGTTCATTACGCTATCTGTCACCACCCGTACATACGCCTTGGCAAGCAGCAGCCACCCGTCTTCGGCTACACAATTGCGCATCCATTCGGTGCCGAGTGTTTGTGCCATGACACGAGGGGAAACCCCGAAGGTGGGGTGGGGAAGTTCTTTGGTATCCCGGTTATCGCAGTCTACACCTAGTACCTTAAGCATGTCCTTTAACGGTTTAGCAAAAGAGTACTTTACGTAACCGTAACGTGTTACCAAATGGTCCGCTACAGTATCCTTACCGACGCCCGCGCGTCCTGTTAATCCTATGATTCTCACTTGCCTTTCTCCCTTTGTTTGGCGCTACCCTTTGCGGTAACGCGTCGTTTCAAATCCCGCCGCAGCGAGTGGTAAACCTTGTGCCCATTCAGGATTCGCGGACATTATACTAGAGAGTCCGTCACTTGTCCATGTAGTGGTGTCTAGTGTTTCGGTAATTAACTCGTCGTGTACGCTTAACAATATTTCGTAACCGGAACGTTCTATATCTGGCATCTTGTAATACATTACGTCACGGGAGAACGCTTGTGTAACGTTTTCCGCCAGCTTCCCGCCGTACGTCTTGATGCGTTCCCACTTGCGGGAATACATATTTGGACCCATGTAGCTTATTTCGCCGTCGGCGTTGACCTTGGGTGTGGGGTAGCACAGTGCCCGACCGGATGGTAGGACGATGCGCAACCAGGTACCGTCACGGCGTACGCGCAGTTTGCGGCATTCAATCGTGTTGCCCGGCTTGCCTATGGCTTGCCGTACCGCGGCTTCCAGGTCGCCCCACAGAGACGCCGTGCGGGGGTGTGCGGCTCGCCACAGGCGTTTAAACACATCGCACACCACAAACGCTCTATCGCTAAGTCCAAAGGTACCTTTCTTCTGCTTGCGTATCCATTCCAGGAAGCCTTCAGCTTCGTGGACTTCGTTACCTGGTAGGTGCGGCCACGCGTTCGCCGCCATTTCTTCAATGTCGAACCCGTAGGTAGCGGCACCCGTTATAAACGCGCCTACGCCGCCGCCGTACCCTAGCATGAGTTCCATTACCTTACCTATCTGCCGCCGGTCGCCTGTAGCCTCTTCCGGTGCGATGCGGAAGGCTTTAGCGTACGCCAGCTTGTACAGGTCGTGGCCTACCCGTAGAAAGTCTCCCTTGCCGTCGGGAATCTTCATTCCGAACTCGTCTAGCTTGAAGGTATCGAAGTCCCGGAACGCTTGCAACTTCCATTCTTCTTCGGCCAAAAACGCAAGCCCGCGCCCCTCGATGTTTGACAAGTCCGCTATTACCAGTTTCTTACCGGGCGGCGCGATAATGCACCCGCGAATGGTGGAGGTCGTCAGCTTCATTACGTTGTCGAAAACCATATCCGCACACCCGGCTTTCAACATGTCGATACCCTGTTCTATTTCCTTCGGCTTGAGTAGCCCGCGACTGGGTAGGTTTTGTGGCTGGAAGGTGCGCCCCGCGGCTCTGCCGGTCCGTCCGGCGCCACAGAACTGAATGGTACCCCGTAACCTTTCGTCGTCATTAACGGCACGTAGCAGGGCTTTGTACTTCGTTGTGGAAGAGGCGGAAGCCTGTAGCCGGATGTGAATGAGTTCCTTAACCCCTTGCGGTAGGTTCGGATCCTCTAACCGGCGTTCGAGGGTGGCTTTCTTCAGGTCCGGCAAGTCTATGCCGTATTCCTGTAAGACGTGTTCCAAGAACACGTCCCTTTGTGTGGTTGATTCTACGGCGCCGTTTGTTTTCTCTCTGGATTGTATTCGCAAACTGACTTGTTCACGGTCCACAGCGTCAAGTGCAGACTTGGCCAGTACTGTATCAACGAGAAAACCACGGTCATTAATTCGCTGGTCGAGCCACCACAAGGAAAGTTCCGTTCCACGGTAGTTCCATTTGGGAATTTTCCCCGCAACAGTACGCATTGCGGCAATGTCCGCCCTTGCATATTCAATAAATCGCTGCCATTCGGCGGGATGGGTAACACGGGTAGCTCTCTTGATGATTGATTTTTTGGGGCGCGGCTTGCAGAAAAGTTGTATTAACTGTTTGCCTTCCTTGTGCTTTGCTGCGTCGTCGCCTACACGGAAGATGTCGCACAAGGACTCAAGGGAACCTGGAAGCGAATGAGCTAGTGCTTGCACCATGGTATCGCACCAACGGTCTATTGACACGTCGATACCGAGTGCGTATTTGACCACATTTCGGTCGAACATGGAATTGTGCGCCGTAATTAATTGCTCAGGATTTTCAAGCTCATACTTTAGCTCTACGGGCATGGGTTCGCCGGTGGTGGCGTCCCAATGGTGTACCGGTCCGTCGTCTACCGCCCATGTCGCTATCATTACTTCGCAGTCCGCGGCGTAGCGGTAGGTACCGTGCTTGATGGGGGTTTCGCTGAAAGTTTCTGTATCAAACCAGAGCATTATATTTTCCGTTTTAAAGAACCCGGGATACGCCAATACCCCGGGTCCACAACCTCTTCCCTGAATTTCACCGATATTAAATTACGGTCGGCGGTGTTTGCGTGTACCGGTTCGCTGAGTCTATCTATCGCGGGACGTACCGGTTTACGATTCGGGGCAACCAGGCCGGGGGTTAAATCCGGCAAAATACATTTAAGGAAATCCGACCAACCGCTAGAAATCTTGAAGAGTGTGTCTTTTCGGGAGGGATTCTTCGACGTTACTTGCTACGTATGGGCTTCTTTCGCGTCCGGAACCCCTTCCGAAAAGCCCGCCCCGAAGGGCGGGTACTACAACTTGCCTTTGGCAGACAAAACTTTTAAACCATACTGGAAAATTCTTCTGATTCCGCCCCTTCGCTCAAGTCTTCGAAGTCGTCGGCGGAAGCACGGGCACCGGCGAACGCGTCACCGTCGGCGCGGAACTGAACGGCAATGAGAGAGGCACGGATACCGGGGTTCTCGCCCTTCTGTGCGTAAATCTCCACGCTGGCGTTCACGTAGCACCCGGCGTATGGCTTGCCGTCGGCGGCGGTAAGTTTCACATCCTTGTTACGGTCTACTACCGCGGGGGCGCCTTGAGTCTGGTTACGGTGTGCGGATAGGCACATCATGTCGGCGTAACCGTCGTACTCTTTCAAGTTACCGTCCATGTAGCAGTATTTATTGCTGTTGTTTTCCATGCCTTTAAGCTGGATTGCGGCTTTCGCGCCGTAGGCTTCGGTCGCCGCTTCCTTGATAGCCGTGCGGATTTTCTTGTCGTTGTCGCTACCTGGTTCGACCAGGAACGAAGCGTTATAGCGGAACGCGCCTTTGCCCTGGTACTGGACGGGTTCGAACAGGTCCGGAAAGGACAACCGTACGTTTTGTAAAACTACCTTTGCCATGTTTGTTGCTCCTATAACGTTAGCGGAATAAAGTATTAAAAGTTGTTACTGAAACAGGTGTTACTATATCACCGGATAATGTAACCGTCAAGTGTTATTAGAGCATGTCCGCAAAAGAAGGTTCCGAAACATCTTCGAAGTCGTCGGCGTTCGGGCGTACATCAATCGCCGGTCGCTTGTCAGATTCCGGCGCCACGCTCGGGGATCCTTCAGACTGAGTTACCAGGGTATTGAGTTTCGGCCACTGGCGGGGACCAATCGTACCGGACTTGGCCAGCTTCTCGGCGGTCGTCGGGCTTATCAGCTTCAGGTCGTACATTTCTTCGACCTTCAGTTTGAACGCCTTCATGGTGGCTTCCGCCTGTTCCTTGTCCGACCACTGGCGGTTCCCCTTCTTACCCTGGACCAGTTTGTACCCGGGGACCGGGCGACCGGCGAACAGTTCGGCTTCGACCTTCGCACGGACCGCCTTACACCAGTCTTCAATCATTGAAACTTTACTAAGGCAATGCGCTAGTGTTTCATTCGTTAACACTTCCACGGGTACCGGGGCTTGTGCTATGGGCTGGTCCAAGTTCTCAAAATCACCGAACACCGTTTCGGCTATCTGATCCCGCAACGCCGGGCACTTCGCCCGTGCCTTGCAGTAGTTCTTCTGGCAGTGGGCGCCGGGGACCAACCACCCCCGCATATCAGTTAACCCGCCCTGGCTGAACTCTACTGCTTTGTGACACTCCATAGCCGCCGCCCGTACCTGGATACCGAAGTCCATCAATTCATCAACGCTACATGACCATTCGGGGAAATGGCCTATGCGGGGTTGAATAATTACGGTCCGGACGCGTACAAATTCCCCTTCATACATGCTGAACTTTTCCAGGGCGGCGAGCGCGTAAATCATTAACTGCTTGTTACGCTCGCCGTCCACTTCCCGCATGCCGTACTTCAAGTCGATAACGATTATTTCCCGGTTAACGGTGTCAATCACAACGGCGTCCGCGGTACCGCACGCGTCCTTTTCTCCCGTCAAGTGCCCAATACCCATACGCTGTTCGACCATTAGCGATTTATTGTCGGCGTACTCGCGTACCTTGTGAACATAGACGTTTACGTGGTTCGCCATGTCGTCGTCTACGGTGAATTGGTTATTAGGAGTTTCGCCGCCGTACAACCACGCGGCACGCCCGCCCCATATGCCTATGGTCTGCCCGGTGAACCCGTCCGCCCATAGATTCGTAACCAGGCATTCGGACGCCAGAAAGTGCGCCGCGGTGCCCTCGTCGCTGTAATCGTTGGAAGAGTCCGGTTCCCCGGCTTCCAGTGCGGCGGACCCGGGGCAACTCATCCATTTTTCCGCCCCCGAAGGGGACAGTTTCGCGTGTTCAGACATGGGCAACCCCTCGTTCCGGGTACCGCGCAATTATTGCGTCAATCCGCGCGTCAATACGTGCGCGTTTAGCAACTGCCGTTTCCGCACGCCGTTGGTGCTTGGCTATCTCCTTCATCCCGACGTGGGGCGCGTACTTGCTACGTTGCCCGCCCCTAAGATTTATGAAATTCATTATATTCATGACTACACGCTCGCGTTTATAATGTCCGCCACGAGTTCGGCGTATTTATCGGCGGGAATCTTCGACAACTTATCGACGCCCCATTTTGCAAGTATCGCGGCGCCAGCGTCCCGACCTTTAGCCACGCACAACTTACCGAAGGGCTTAACGATATCTTCCTGGAAGTCGATAGACTTTTCGAAGGTTGTGGGTTCCGGCTTCGTTACGTCGGGCGTCGGGACGATTTCTACCGGGGAAGGCGCCGGTGCCTTCTTCGCCGTCTCAATCACCTTTTCCGTGGCCGCGCCTATGGGCAAGTCATTACCGACGTGCTGGATTTTCTTGTCCAGCAATACGCTAAGTTCCCGCAGTAGCGCCGAGTTCTCTTTTACGGCTGCGGTAAGGTCTACTATGTGTTGTTCCAGTGACATGTTTACTGCTCCTTTTTGGTTTGAATTGATTCGATCAACTTTTCTTTAAGCCTTGCCTTCGTGTTCGCCAACCGTACTTGAGAGTGAAGCCGGTTCTGTGCGCCTTCCGCTGCGGCGTCGATATACGCTATCAATAAGCGTAACTGTTCTTCAGTCATTGTAATGGTCCGGTAAGTGAAGCAGGTTAAGACTGTATCATACGATACCGAACTACGCAACCGAAACGTAACCGTAAATTCAAGTTCGCGCGCGAAAAACCGTTTACTACGATTCGGAAAACCGCATGGATAAAGGCTCAAAAACTAGGGTGTAGTAAACGAAAAACGAGGTAAGTTACTGAATAGAAAGGAATGATTCGCGGCCTGCAAAGCCGTATAACATCGGTTCGATTCCGTTCCCCGCCTCATAAAATCAATGACTTACAAAAACGTTGAATATACTTTTAGTAAACGTTTACTACGAATTCACTGCTTGTTACCTTTTGTATAACCGGAAATCGGCACCGGCGCCACCTTCTCCCCGACCCTGTTACGAACGTATTTCGTAGTCATTGACTCGGTGGAGTGCCCCAGTAGTTTACGGGCGCCCGCCATCGTGGACATGTCGGAAGCGGACTTCGCGCGCAAGTCTTTAAACTGGAACCGGACGAACTCGATACCCAGTTCTGCGGCTCGTGCTTCCGCCTTGTCGCGTGCCGCCTTGAACTGGCTACGGAAGTACCCGAACGGTTTAAGCTGTTGCCCCTTGGGATCCGCTAGCATAGTCATACCCACCAGTCCGCGGGACTTGATACGGTCTATCACGGTCGCCAGTTCGCCGGTAATGTCTATCTGTATCTTTGCCTTCGTCTTGCCCTGTTCAACCCACAGGGCGCCGTCCTTCACCTGGTCCCAACGCATCTTCAACACGTCCGCTGGACGCTGGCCGGTCAAGTAGGCGAGGTCGATAGCATCCTGGATCACTGGTACCGAACAGTCGTACACCAGCTTGAGCATTTCATCGGTGACGTAAATATCCCGCCCTTCCTTCAGCTTCATTTGCCTGGTGGTGCCTGTCACCGGGTTTGCGTTGGACATGTACCCGCGGGCGCGTGCCCAGTTGAAAATTACCGATAGGAATTTAATCTCCTTCTTAGCGGACGACTTCGCGGACCGCATATCGAAGTACCGCATCATGTATTCGGGCTTGAAGTCGTCCAGGGGGACGGCACCGAAGGCGGGTTCCAATTGCTTCCAGTATTTTTCGCGGTCGTCCAGGGTGCGGGGTGAAAGTTGCGACTGTTCGGTATTCTGTGCCCACTCCATGTACTTGGCGTACATGACAGATAGGCTACGCTCGTCGTCCCGAATGATAAGGCTCGGGGCGGTAGTGCGTTCCAGTTCTAGCCACTTCTGCTTCGCGGCGAGCAAGTCCCGCCCCAATGGTAGGAGCGTGCGCTTGCCGTCCACCTTGCGGTCGTAGAAGTAGTAGGTTACGGCTTCCCGTTTGTTCTGCCGCACGATACACACCATCCTCGGCGGCAAGTCACGGCTTTTTATTCTTTGTCGGGGCATGGTACGGTTTCCCCGTATTTACTGGCGACGAACGAACGCATGGCGGCTACTAGCGGCGACTTGTGTTTTAAATCCCACGCCCCGCACGGTACAGCCATTCTTGTTGGACTCGATTTGTCGTCAAGTGTGTTTACCCACGTCCACACAATTTTCTCACGCTCAATAATCGGTCCGCCCACTCCCCAGTCTTCAGAAAATTTATAAACACCTGTACCGTAAAAACCTATTTTAACGGCTTCGGTTAAAGGTATCTCGGTGTACTTCGCCTTCATTGCTTCGTGGTCCCTGTAACAGGTCCACGGTTCGCGGTCCCCGGGGAATTGGACTACGCAAAGTTCGTAACCCCCGCGTTTTTCCTTGTAGGCTTTCCACCCTTCCACCTTCGCTACCCAACAATCTAATAACGCACCTTCCAGTTCTGATACTCTCATCATCGCACCTTTGCAAAATCCGGCACCTTGCCGGGGGATAAAGTTGAAAAATCCATACCCGCTAGTTTCATCCTTGCATACCAGCGACCGACGACCGGCGAACCCGCGGCGTTGACTTCCGCGCGCCACGCGTGGTCACGTAGCCATTGCACTTGGTCGTTCCGCCGCCGGTGCCCCGTGAGTGCCGCTACCTCTTCGGGTGTTAAGAATTCCTGTTCACTCATACATATCATGCGAAAAGAGGGGCGGGTATTCGGACGGCTTCAGGTAAACGGGCGTCAAGCGTTTAACCTGTTCCCGCAACCTCTCAATTTCCCGCGCGGCTTCCTGCATTACCAGCGACGTTCTATACGGCGGGTCTATCTGAGGGTAAATGCCGCGTAGACGATCTACTATGGTTTCGGCATTGTCTTTTCGGAACTCGGCTTTATTAAACTTGCCGTTTTCCATAGTGGAAGTCGGGCGTATCGTGTAACGGTATTGAAACGCCTTCCAAGCCATTTGTAGCATATCGTGATAGAAGAACGCCTGCCCGTTCTGCTCCATCGTATCTTGAGGCATGTTCGGGTAGCGGTCAGCCGCCCACTGCTTGAAGTATTCTAGTTCTGTCACGGCCTACCCCCATCTAGTCCCGGGCGTCCCCACCCTTGGTTCCGCATGTGTTCCTGGTGCTGGTTGTAGTGCATCGTGTCCTGTTGTTGCTGGATCACGTCGCCCAAACGTTCGTTATAGTATTGCTGGTTCATGCGGCGTTGCATTTGGTTGCGCACCGCTTCCTGTTCCTGGTATTGCTGCATGTCCCGCTGGACCCGCGCCCCCTGGTTATAAAGGGGCGATTCCGCTGAAGCGTAGCCGGATATGAAACTGATTGCGGCGACAATGGCCAGAATCTTTAGGTAAGTTCTAACATCAACGTGGGGGTTCACTTCTGTATCTCCTTTATTTAGGGTTGTACTCTAGTTTCGCACTGCTTCGCCCACTCGACAATACCCTGTACGTCGGGGTTCAGGAACCGGCGGGTCCGGGCTTCCTTCCTTTCCTCTTCCTTCACGTAGGCTTCAAGCCGCTTGAGCAATTCACCTTCAAGTATTGATAAGCGGTCGAACTTGCGCGCCGTGGTAATCAGGTCGGCGTTTGACATGATGCGGATTCGTGCGAGTGGTACAAGTGCGGCGTTCATCGTACTACCTCCAGTGCGTAGCTAATGCGTTCAAGTAATTCCAGGTTGGTTAAATTGTTAATCTTGTTGTCTATGTCTGCGTAGGAGTAATAATTCCCCTGTTCCCTCCTTATCTCGTTTTCTACCTGGTCCCGTACTACTTCATACAGCGATAGTGTGGCCACGCCCGTTTCTCCTTCCTGTTAATGATTACCGCGAATGGGTTGTAAATGGTCGTCCGGTGCCATGAGATTGCAGCCGGGGTTCTCTAATTCCAGAACCTTATCGTGTATCGCCCACATGTCCCGGAACGTCCCGGCACCGCCGCCCACGTATTCTACTCCTTCGTTATCGCCCACGAACACGCCTACTCGGACGATGAACCCCATGTACGGACCCGCCAGTATCATGGCCCGGTCCCCTTTTCTGCAATTTAGCATTTGGTTTTCTCCTTCCATAATCCGTCAACCGGGGGCACGGGACTACTTCCCGTGAAGCCTTTCGTTCAGCATCTTTCTGTATACCGCTAGTTCCTTCTCTTCCAGGAGTTGCTGGACCGCCCACGACGTAATGTGTCCACAACAATGTAACTCAACCATTAGTTTTATTTTTGTCAGTTCCATTTCGCTATTTCCTGTAAGTGGTTATTGAAGGGGTACCGCGACGGTTCCCAATGTATCACCGGATATAGGTACTGTCAATAGTCCTGTGAGAAGATTTATCACTTGATATTTTCTTTTGTTACCGTATGCTTTCACTTTTTTGGGGGAGGTAACGGTATGGTAACTAAACTAGGTGAATGGTTGAAGCTAGCCACGAAGGAAGAGAAGGAAGAACTTGCCCGGCGCGCGGGTACTTCTGTTGGGTATTTGCGGTTGCTTGGGTATGGGGTTCGGGAGAATCCAAAGGTTCGTTTGGCTTTAGCTATCTCAGACGCGACCGTGGAACTATGGGTGGCTGCGGGTGGGCGTTTGCCGGTTCTGAAGGTGCGCGACTTGGCAGCGGTACCGGAGAACTCAAAATGAAACTCTACTGTAACACGTGCCAAGAGCCATTGGAATTCGAACAAGTGACGCCGGTTTCGCCTATCGCCTATGTGAAACAGTGTGTTACGTGTATGCGGGCGGAACGGGCGAATGCCTACCACAACGGGTACAACGACGGGAAACTCTACCGCCAGCACGAACAAAAGAAGGGGGAGTAGTGCGAGCCTACTACAACGAGATTGACGAATACGCCGCGCAATGGTTGCGCAACCTGATTGCCGCCGGGCACATAACCCCGGGCGATGTTGATACAAGGAGCATTGAAGATGTTACACCCGCAGACCTTATCGGATACGACCGCTGCCACTTCTTCGCCGGAATTGGTGTATGGGATTACGCCCTCAACCGCGCCGGATGGGGCACCGGCGAAGTGTGGACCGGATCCTGCCCATGTCAACCATTCAGCGTGGCTGGCAAAGGTGACGGATTCGCTGACGAGCGGCACCTATGGCCAGCATTCCATTACCTCATCGAACAGCGCCGCCCTATCGCAGTCTTTGGCGAACAGGTTGCGAGCAAGGACGGATACACTTGGCTCGACCTTGTTCAAGCTGACTTGGAAGGAACAGGTTACACCGTCGGGGCGGTCGTTGCCCCTGCTGCGGGCTTCGGGGCGCCCCATCAACGACACCGCATGTATTGGGTGGCCGACTCCGTCGACGAGGGATCACAAGGGGGGTTACATCGGGGGTCGGATCAGGAACGGAAAAATAAGCACGGACACGCTGGACGTGACAGCGCAACTGGCGGGATGGCCGACACCTTGCAGTCAAGACGGACCGAAGGGCGGACCGGGGCAAGGGGCGGACCGGCTACCGGGGTGCGCGTCGCTGGTGGGTTGGCAGACACCGAAAGCGACGGAAACGATGGGGCGATACGGGATAACCAACGGGAAGAAATACCTGAAGCTATGGGGCGAAGCGCAACTCGTGGATTCTGGTCCGCCGCCGACTGGCTCTACTGCCGGGACGAAAAATACCGGCCAGTTGAACCCGGCTCATTCCCGCTGGCTCATGGGGCTACCGCAAGAGTGGGACGACTGCGCGCCTACGGAAACGCTATCGTTGCTCCGCAAGCTGAAGAATTCATCAAAGCCTACTTAGGGACGCGCCCATGATCGAAGAAAAAGTATTATCAGTGGACCTTTTGCGTCCACTTGTAAGCCGTGTGCGTACTGACGTTCACTGGAAGAAGAGTAAGAAGGGTCCGTACATGGTCCGGGAACCGCTCGGGGAGTGGGAGCTAACTACCCATATGCAAGGGACCATTCCGAAAGGCGTGTGCCCCATCAAGGCGGGGGAATCCACTACCCGGGTTGCTGTTCTGGACCTGGATAGCCACAAGGGCGAAACCTCGTGGGCGGATATGGTGCGCCTTGCCGACGATATCCTACAAGACGCGGGGGTGTACGGGGTAGAAGCTATCCCCTTTTCTTCGTCCGGTGGCAAGGGGATACACTTGTACTTTATATGGGACACCCCGCAAGACGCCTACAGCGTCCGCATGTTCTTTAAAGCGGTCCTATCCACCTTCGGTACGACCGACGGCGCGGGCGGGGTAGCCAATAACCAGGTGGAGATTTTCCCCAAACAGGACAGCGTACCCGTGGACGGGTTCGGGAACATGTTCATTCTTCCTTATAGCGGGGAGTCCGTACCGCTTGAACCCATGGCCGACTACCAGCGCATGCCCCGGGATTACCCTGTACAGTGGCCGGTATCCGCACCGGTGCCGGTTGTTGAGAAGCCCGCGCCGGTGGAACGTGCGGCGCCACAAGGGTTAGATACTCGTTTAACCTCGGCGGTGAATGCGCTTTACCCGAACATGCCATACACCGACTGGGTGAAGGTAGGGCAAGCTATCCACCACGAGACGGAAGGCAGTAGCGACGGTCTATTATTGTGGGACTCGTGGAGTTCGCAAGGACTGGATTATCCCGGCTTTGAAGAACTAGGGGAAAAGTGGGACACCTTCGGTCAGTCTAGCGCCGCCCCTGTTACGGGTGGAACCTTGTACAAAATGGCTACGGACGCCGGGTGGGTGGACGTACCGACCGCGGACGACTTTGATGACATTAGCAATGTTCCCGAAGTGGTCGACGTGCCCAACCCGCAACGGTTTGCGGTACTCAAGCCCTCAGAGTTCCATTCTGTTGCGTCCCCCGGTTGGTTCATCAAGGGCGTGCTTCCTGTTGCGGACTTGGCGGTGTTCTACGGTGCCAGCGGTAGCGGTAAGTCGTTCTTCACCTTCGACATGGTGTGTGCGGTCGCCCGGGGTGAACCGTGGCGTACCAGACGGGTAAAGCAAGCCCGGGTAGTCTATATAGTGGCTGAAGGCTCGGGCGGCTTCCGGAACCGGATTAAAGCCTACGCTACCCGCCATGACATACCGGAAGACAGCCTGGGCATTATCCCGGCGGCGCCCAACTTCCTGGACAAGAAAGACGTACGGGATGTGATAGCCGCGGTACAGGCTTTCGGTACCTGTTCCATCGTAGTAGTGGACACGTGGGCACAGGTGACGCCTGGTGCGAACGAGAACAGCGGTGAAGACATGGGTAAGGCACTGAGCCATTGTAGGGCACTGAGCAAGGCTACCGGCGCCATGGTGGTACTGGTCCACCACAGCGGCAAGGACGCCGCCAAGGGTGCCCGTGGGTGGTCCGGATTACGCGCGGCGGCGGATTGCGAACTGGAAGTAGTGCGGGACGGCGACAGTCGCGTGGCCACTATTACAAAATTGAAGGACGGCGACGACAGTCCGGCGTTCGGGTTTAAACTGGTTTCGGTACCCGTTGGAGTGGACGAAGACGGGGACGCCGTGACTAGTTGCGTGGTGGAAGAGGCGGAAGTTAGCGTGGTAAGCGGAGGTGCTAACCAGGATAAAAGACGCCGCATGGGGGACAACGAACGCATCATTTTAGATACAGTGGAGTTCCTTTTCGAACGTGACGGGGAATGGCCTATGGTAGACACACTCGTAAATGAAGCTGTTGAACGGTCCCCGGAATCGACAACTCGTACCGCGCAAAGAAAGGTAAACGTTCGAAATTGCCTGGATAGGATGGTGGATAAGGGCGTCTTGACAGTGGAAAACGGGTTCGTTTCGGTGACGGAAGACTAGAAAGGCTACAAGTTACACTTGTAATTACAAGTTTCAAGTGTATTAAAAGTATTAATTAAGACAAGTTTAATACTGTATTAAAAGTATTAAAAATATTAATTAAGATAGTTAATACAGCGGACAAAACTAGGGAAATTGTATTAACGTATTTACCCCCTTTATCAGGAAAGGGGTTAATACTTTAATACACCCTAGTTGCGAAGTTTTTAATACACCAAAACGAGGACATGACATGGAACAAAAAACAGAGCGGACGCGGACATACTCCGGTAACGAACCCGGAACAGGATGGGGGTGCGTGGACGTGTTCAACAGTGACGGAAAAATCTGGTACCTGTACTGCAAAGACGAGGTAAAGGACGGATGGGAAAATTTCAAACTGGTTGCCCGTAACCCGGTTACAGTCAAAGCCAATTACTGGTTCGGTTGGGATGGTAAGAAGGCGAACAACGCGCGGGACTGGTATTTGCTGCAAGCTGGTAGACCGGAGCTACATGCAACGGTGTTGAAGTACCTTACTGAATCCGCTTGATGTTTCGCGGTAGCTATTGCAGTATCGCGTACTAGAACAATGAACGGTGACAAGACATGGCAGAAAAACGCGAACACGACTGGGCCGCAATCGAACTTGAATACCGTGCCGGTATCCGGTCGCTGCGTACTATCGGTTTGCAGTTCGGCTTGACTGACGCCGCAATCATCAAACGAGCCAAGCGCGACGGATGGACCCGCGACCTCGGCGCCCGGGTCAAAGCAGCGACCGAAGAGAAGCTACGGGCTTCCGTGGTTAGCGAAGAAGTAAGCAAAGGTAAGCAAGTTAGTGAAGACGCCCTGGTGGACGCTTACGCGAACAAACAAACCGGAGTCGTCCGCCGTCAAGGGGAACGAATCGAAAAACTCACAACGCTAGCCGACCGCTTGACCGACGAACTCGTACACCAAACCGAAAACCTGGAAAGGTACGAGCAACTGGGCGAGATTATGGACGCCGCGGACGACAGCAAAGCGCAAGAGAAGCTGAAGATCATTTACAACAAAGCGATGAGTTCGCCCGGTCGGATAGCAGCATTCCGCAACCTGGTAGAAACCAGTAAGACGCTTATCGGCCTGGAACGGCAGAATGTCGGGCTAGCCGACAACGCGAACGGCGAAGCGGACGCCCCGGAAAAGGAAGTAGAAATGTCCGACCAGGAAGCCGCGCGGCGTATCGCGTTCATGCTCACATCAGCAATGCAAAAGGGGCAAACGTGAAAGTAGAAATGGTCCACCTTCATAGAAACAGGACTGTAGGGGCACTAGTTGATGGGCAACCCTGGTTCTTTGACATGGATAGGATGTTAGAAATATCCGGGGCGAACGGGCGTAGGTTGCTAGCGGACGCAGAACTGTCCCCGGCGGAAGAATTCGAACACATGAAGAACGGAACGATACCTGCTAACTGGAAGCCGCTTATTGCCGCCTGTGAAACAGGAATACGCAAATATCTAGAAGGGGGACTACACGCATGAGTTCACTATTCAATTTCCGCCCAATACCACAAGGCACGGTCAACGCCGCTGTAACTGGTGTAGCCGCCGACTTGACGATAGCCGCGGGTGCCAGTGCCGTGATGCTTACAAACATCGGAAGCCAAACCGTATTCTTCAAACTGAATACCGGCGGGGCGTCCGCTTCGGTCGATACTCCCCTGTTACCAAACACGCAAAGCATTTTCAGTATGCCCCCCAACACCACCAAGATATCCGCAATCGCCGCCGGTGCCGGTTCCACCCTGTACGCCACACCCGGGACGGGCAACTGATGGTAGCGCGCACAATGGGGAGCTACGGGGCGCCGCAAGTGGTCAAGCAATCCTACGCCAGCGTGGTACGCACCGCTCTCAACACGGCAGCGGACGCAACCGACGAAACGGTGGCCACCATCGTTGTACCTGGCGGGTTGATGGGTCCAAACAGCCGCCTGGTGCTGACGCAGGACTACGACCTCGTGAACTCGGCATTGACAAAAACCATGATGGTTTACTTCGGCGGCACGCTGATATCGAGTATCGGACTGGGTTCGTCGTATGAAGCCTTGTTCCCGATGATAGAAATAAAGAACGCGAACAGCTTATCGACACAGACGATATTCAACGGCAGTTCGTACGCCGCCAGCACGAACGCGGTTAACGCGTACATGGCCGCTGCAATTGATACCGCATCCGATGTAACGATTCTGCTACGTTGCAAATGGAGCGGGGTGGCGGGCACGGAAACGATCACATTCAAAGGTTACTCTCTGGTGCATTACCCGGGTCTATGACCGACGTAACGCTACCAGGCGGCACCTACCCACAGCACCACTACGCGGGGCATATTGCAACCGCGACACGCGCAACATTCTGTACCGACGCTGACCTGGTTAATCCCGCGGCCAACGTCCTGGCAATGCCCAATTGCCCGATTACCGTCCTGAATGCCGGTGCCTTCAGTTGTCCGGAAGAGTTCTTCGGTATGCACATCAAGAACAGCGCGAACAACGGCGTCACTGGGCTGACGTTTAAAACCGTACGTTCGCACGACTTGGCAAACGGTAAGGGACGCTGGCAGAAGATACAGACGACGGATACCCAAACACTTAGCGCGTGGGACTTCGCGGACCTGGATAACTGGTACGAAACCCACCTGGCCGCGGGGCGCGACATGGTGTTTACCTTGTTCGCTACTCCTGCGTGGGCTTCGGCTCGACCGACGGAAGAAGGCATTTACGGTCCGGCGAATCTCGGCTTGCAAGCCGAACCCGCGGATATCAACGATTGGATCTTCTATTGCACAACGATAGCCACGCGCTACCCGGGTATCCAGTATTTTGAGGTATGGAACGAGCCAAATATGAACAATGACGGCACCGGACCGACTGCTACAGGTTTAAGTACTAAAGACTTTTTCTTTAGCGGCACGTGGGCGAAGCTAGCCGAAATGGTGCGGACCGCGAACCAGGCGATTAAAGCGGTGAACCCGACGGCGCAAATAATCTGCCCACCAGTGCAAGGATGGGCGGCGACAGCCAATACCAGCGATACCTACTTCACCGGAATGCTGAGTGCGGCAACAGGCGACGGTTCCACCACCATGAAGGATTGGGTAGACATTATCGGCGTCCACTTCTACCCGCCTTCCGTGAACCGCGTGCAGGACTACCCCGCAATCATCGACCGACTGGCCACGCTCAAGACGACAGCGGGCGTTTCCAGCATGGAGTTATGGGACACCGAAAGCGCGCCGATAGGAGACGGCTACGAGGTTACGGACTTGTCCGATCCTAAAGCCTGGAAACTGATGTTACGGGCAATGGTAATCATGGCCGCGAAAGGGGTAAGCCGCACCATGTACTACCAGTACGACCACGCCGATATGGGGTTTGAAGGTCGCACGTTCCTTATCCGCGAACGGGAAGCACTCATCAATACACTGCGCACGGGAATGTACGGCGCGTCCATGTTCACCGATGGGAGGGTAGTGTATTCCTGTGCCGGTGGCCAGTACGTAATTTAACCGCCGCCGGTCGGATACCGGCAATCCATAGCAATCAAGCAATGCCGTAAATCCGGCGTATAAAGGAGAACAACACCATGGCAAAAATATTGACTTCACTGCACGGCAAGCTGTTAGGGTTAGATTCCCTGGGGCGTCTAATCGCACCCAAAGGGGTTGTAGCGGGGGATCACGGCTCGCAGGTAGCATCGCCCTCACCCTCGACCGTATCGTGGTTCGAAGACTTCCTGGGCGACGTGATACCCGACCAGATCAACGTGGTGGAAGGTACCGACTCGGCAACATCCGACTTTGCAGTACTGGCCAGCGGACTGGGCGGGGTAGGACGTTTCACTACAGGCGACGCGGGTACCGGTGCCGCCGCCGACTTTCCGCAGATCACGCAGTATTTAAACTGGAAAGCAGCGAACGGTAATCTGTGCTTCGAAGCACGATTCAAACTGTCACGCATTACCAACGCGTACGCCTTCCTGGGCTTCACCGACGTTATCACACTGGAAGCCCCTATCGTCTCGGCAGCGTCCGCAGACACCATTACAACGACAGCGAGCGATGCGGTCGGGTTCATGTTCGACACCCGTATGACTACCGACGTATGGCACCTAGTCGGGGTCGCCGCCGACGTGGACGCAACGCGTCAAGCCACCAGCTACGCACCCGTAGCCGACACGTACGAAACCTTCCGTATCGAGTTGTCCGCTACCGGCGCGGCTACCTTCTACCGCAACGGTGTACAAGTCGGTACCTCAATGTCCGGCGCCGTAACAGCCGCGACATTGCTAACCCCGACAGTCATGGTAGGTAACACCAGCGGCACATCCAGCTTTACCGCCGACCTGGACTACATCCATACCAGCATGGCACGCGTCTAACAGATACCCAGTAGCACCCTACGCCGCCCTCACAAGGGGCGGCTTTTTATTACAAGTATCGCTTGATGTTATACAAGTTACAAGGCACTATCACGCGAATAGCTTACGGGAACACATTACAGGGACACTTGGGACGACTAAATGGCCACACCGGTACCAGCAAACAACATACTGCGGGCTTTCGTCAATGCGACCGCATCCGGCGATAACGTACTGGTCGCCGCACCCGGCGCCGGTATCAAGATACGGGTACTCAGCCTGGTAGCACTGGCGGGGGTAGCGGCCAACACCATGACGCTACGCTCGGGGACCACGGCCATATCCGCCGGTTTCCCGTTCGCTGCCAACGGCGGCATGGCGTTGAACGAGAATTCTACCGGGTGGTTTCAGACGGAAGCGAACGAAGCATTGAACGTGAACCTATCGGGCGGGACGCTGGTAGCGGTCCACGTTACTTACATTCTGGTGCGGAATTGAAAAACGTATTCAGAGAGTTATGGTGTTTTCTGTTCCATGACGCTAGCACGTGGTACTACGACTGGCGAAATGATTACATCGGGTGCCATCGATGCGACGGACATAAGAAATGATTATCCGGCTTCTTAAGAAGCTGAACCACAAGGACAGCAAACACCGTGTCGCTATCCGCAAGCTGATAGCCAAGCACAAGGCCAACAAACTGCACAACGACATTTTAACCGGCAAGGCACCTAGAGGGAGAACCGCACAATGAAGAAATTGAAAGAACTATGGATGGAAATATGTCTACGTTTCCGGATTGCCGGTCAATTGCCTGTTCGCTTGTGGTTCGGTGACATTACCCCGGTCGGTCGCCTGTATGCAGTCAAGATCGACAACGACGGCAACCGGCACGATATCGGACTCATATCCACCAAGCTGGTGACTACCGCGGGTGTGGCCTGGCTTGCTACACTACTGGCGGGTACATCAACAGGTGACGTTAAGTACCATGCGTCCGGCACAGGCACCACAGCCGAGAACGCGAGCGATACCGCACTGGTAACGGACAGCGGCGTGGCACGGGCTACCGGAACGCAGGTAGCAAGCACCAACACCTATACAAGCGTAGGCACACAAACATATTCCGGTACCCTGGCGATTACCGAACACGGGATTTTTACCGCGTCAAGCAGCACGACCCTTATCGACCGTTCAGTGTTCAGTGCTATCAACGTCGTATCGGGCGACAGTATCCAGTTTACGTATGTCCTGACACTGCCTTCTGGGGGTTGACCGTAGCAAGTTCGGCAACTCTTAAAAGGCGGTAAACCATGGCGCAATTCGCAAGCGGAACATTTACCGGGACGGACGGTACCGAGCTTACCACGCATGACGCCAACTGGATCAACCGTACACGTTCCGGCGCGGAAAATTGCGTACTCACGAATGCTAACCGGGTAAGAGGCCCAGTTAACGCCAACGAATACTACCATTCAGGGAGTCCCGCTAGCGCCGACTATTCGGTAGAAGCAGACATATACGTAGCGTCCTCTCCAGGCAATGTTAGCGCCTCTCTCATCGGCAGAGCGTCCACCACGGTCGGCAGCGGGTATTTCGCAACGCTGTACGGCGCGAGTGGCCTGCGGCTTTACAAACAAGTCGGGGGCGCGTTCACCCTTTTAAATACGTACGCTTTCACGATAGTCGCGGGAACGACCTACCACGTCAAACTGGAAATGATCGGCACAGCGATCAAGGTCTATTTAGACGGCGTACAGCGTATCAGCGTCACAGATTCCGCAGTTACGGCAGCAGGAAAGTCGGGGGTTCGCTTTGCTAACCTCGGCTCGACCTCAAATAACACGACCAACTACCACATCGACAATTTTAGCGCGGACGATGTTGGCGGCACGCCCACCACCTACTACCAAAATGTATCGGGTTCCCTTACCCCGTCGGGCGCGCTAGCTAGACTAATCAGTAAATCTTTCGGCGGGTCCATAACCCCGTCCGGTGCGGCGTCCGGAACGGCTTTCGTTCCACCCGACTTTACCGCGATACCTACCCCGATGTATTTTGCACACGCGGGGAACAAGCAGCTATATCCGGAAGAATCGCATACCGGTTTCGACGCCAGCGTAGCTTCCGGGGAAATCATTCTTGATTTCGACGTGTGGCCACTCTCGGGCGGCGCGACCCTGGCAGTCATGCACGATGCAGACGTGGACCGCACCACCAGCGGGACCGGTCTAATCTCGAATAAATCCGAAGCCCAGTGGAACGCCCTAACGCTTAACCCATCCACATACCTGGGGGGTTCCTACCCGGATACAGAGGCACCGCCGCTTCTAGCCGACGTACTGGCGAACCACGCAACCGACGCTCTGTTTTCGATAGAGTGCAAGCCGACGACAAGCGGACCGATGGACGTTTTGCTGGCGGCTATGGTTTCCGCCGGGATAGCACCCAATCAAGGGATGGTATCGTCTTTTACCTCGTCGCACATGGCGCAGGTAATTACCGCGGGCTACATCCCTATGTTCCTTTGCGGAAGTACAACGCCGGTAGCTACGGTGCAAGGTTACGGAGTGAGTTGGGTAGGGGTACCCACTTCAATGTCAACTTCATTAATCGGGGATTACCTCGCGGCGGGTATCAAGGTCGTTCCTTTCACAATCAATCGGCGCAACGTGAGGGACACGGCAGTAGCGGCCAATCCGACTATTACGGGCTTCTTTTCCGACGATTCAAAGTATCTCGGAAGCGCAACCGCCATAGCGACAACGGATAACTTCGTATCCCAAAATTGGGACTACGGTATGTACGCGTCAGATGACGCGATGACAGCGGCGAGTCGCGGCGAGTTTTTCTCACCTGATTATTGGGGCTACTCGTCGAACACGACCACATACCGTAGTTGTCTGATGGGGTTCTTAAGCCCCGTAGCTACTCCGTCCAATTTCATATTGGACTTGAAAATTACGTTCGATTCCGCGAACGCATCGGACGATAGTTATTACGCTGATGTGGTTACAGGTACCGCTGATAATGGTTTTGCAAATACCGCGTCCGGGCTTATCGGGCACGTATTCAGGTTCCATAAGAACGGCACTGTTGCTGTTTATGAAAAGGCATGGCTTACATCGCCTGTGCTTAGGGCAAGCACGACCGGAAGCACGATAGCAGACGGGGAAGAGAAGATATTCCGCATTACTGTCACCAGCACTGCGATAAAAGCAGCACAGATCGACAGCGGCGGCGCAGATATTACGCCAGCAACCTGGACTAACTCAGCATCTTCACGCGGCGGTTACATTACCCTCGGTCGCGCGGGGCTTGCCGCCAAGTTCAGGGATTTATCGGTAAGCGAAGCCGGAACTACATACAGCCAATCGCTAGCCGGGTCCGTTACCGGCGCCGGGGCGTTGACAAGGCAAACGAACAAGAATACCGCCGGTTCAATATCCTACAGCGGAAACATTGTAAAGCTGACGAACAGATCATTGACAAGTTCCCTTACCCCGGCGGGCTTGTTGTCAAAACTGACGACAAAGGCTTTTGCGGGGTCCGTCACCGTGTCCGGTGCCTTGTCTACCATGATTCTGTTTACGGCGTCCCTGGCTGGTTCCCTGACGCCCGCCGGGGCATTGTCGAAGCTAACACTTAAGGCATTAGCCGGTAGCACGACGCTCGCGGGCGTCATTACCAAAAAGACATTCCGCACTCTGGACGGGAACGTTACCGTAGCCGGTGCGTTGACCAAGCTGACCAAAATAGCCATGGCCGGTAGCGTCACGGTTGCGGGTTCGTTGGTTGAAAGCTACCAGGTGTTGAAGTCGCTCGCGGGCAGCATCACACCGGCGGGCGCGTTGGCTACGGCGTACATCGCGTTCGTGGCCGGGGTTCTTAAACTGTTGGCACTTATGGGGGTAGGGCAGTGACTTGTAATAACAAGCATTACTTGATGTTATACAAGTTACAGCCTACTATCCGGCGATGCTAAACGAGATACTAGACACTCTTACTAAAATGCCCGCGAAGCAACGAGCGGACTTAAATACGATGCTGGCGAAGCAGACGGCAAGTATGCGTTTCGTACCGTTACCGGGACCGCAGACGGAAGCGTACTTAAGTAAGGCTGATGTGCTGTTGTACGGCGGCGCGGCGGGCGGCGGCAAGTCGTTTCTGTTGATGGGGCTATCCTCGCAGGAGCATACCCGCAGCATCATATTTCGCCGTGAGTCGTCACAGACTGACGGACTCGCGGAAGCCGGGAAGCAGATCATAGGCGAGAGTGCAAACTTCCGCGGAGCACCGCTTCCAGAATGGACATGGACCAACGGACGTTCTTTAAAGCTGGCCGGGATAAAAGAACCTGGCGACTGGATCAAGCACGCGGGACGCGAACGGGATTTAATCGGCTTCGATGAAGCGGGCGAATTCCTGCAAGAACAAGTCGCGTCCTTAATGGCGTGGAACCGGGGACCGGAAGGGCAGCGGTGCCGAATCGTACTTGCGTCCAACCCGCCGCGGTCAAGTGACGGCTACTGGTTAACGCAATGGTTCGGACCCTGGATAGACCCTGTCCACCACAACCCGGCGGCACCAGGCGAACTACGGTATGCGGTAATGGTGGCGGGCGAACCCAAGTGGGTAGAAGGACCGGACGAAGTAGAGATAGACGGCGAGAAATACCGCCCCCTCTCATTCACGTTCATACCGGCGAAACTGAGCGACAACCCGTACCGGGATACACCCGAGTACCGCGCCAAACTGAATTCATTACCCGAGCCACTACGTACGCAATTGCTGTATGGCGACTTCGGGGTAGCAAAAGTTGATGACGCCTTCCAGGTTATGCCCTCGGCCTGGGTGAAGGCGGCACAAGAACGATGGACGCCCAACCCGCCGAACGGGGTACCGATGTGCTGTATCGGGGTAGACGTGGCACAGGGCGGGCAAGACAAAACGATACTGGCGATACGACACGACGGATGGTACGCGCCACCGATAGCGGTACCGGGGGTACAGACACCGGATGGGAAGGTGGTAGCGGGACTGGTTATAACGCACCGCAGGGACGACGCTAGGGTAGTCGTTGATGTCGGGGGCGGTTGGGGCGGCGACGCGTACGGACACTTGAAAGAAAACGGCGTGGACACAGTAAGTTACATGGGCGTGAAGAAGTCTTTACGCCGCACAGTGGACAAACAGCTACCGTTCTTTAACGTGCGTTCAGAAGCGTATTGGAGGTTCCGCGAAGCCCTCGACCCGTCACAGCCGCAAGGTTCAACGATTGCGCTACCGCCGGACAGTGAACTGGTAGCCGACCTGTGCGCACCGCTGTTTGATGTGGGTTCGAACGGGATCCGGATAGAAGCGAAGGACGAGATAGTGAAGCGGCTAGGACGTTCGACCGACAAAGGGGACGCGGTAGTAATGGCCTGGTGGGACGGAGTACGAGGCGCGAATATCAAGGGCGGATTGTGGAAGGGTAGGAACTTCACCCCCGCCGTGGTTATGAAGAAACACAGATAAGGAGGAAGCCATGACAGCAATGTTTTCGAAACCAAAAGTACCGACGCTGCTAGCACCCGTTGTAATGCCCGCGGAAGATACGGAAGCAACGCGTAAAGCGAAGAAGAAATCCAACGTTACAGCAACCGAACGTAGCGGGCGTTCCAGCACCATGCTAGTGGGCGGCGAAGAAAAACTGGGCGGGGGTTAACCATGGCTTTCATTGCTCCTTTCATCGCGGCGGCGGGGTCAATGATGGCTAGCGGCGCGGCAGCGGCGGGGACAGCGGCAGCGGGTACCGCAGCGGCAGCGGGCGGTACAGCGGCGGCAGCGGCAGCGGGGGCGGCTACCTTGTGGGGCGCGGGTGCCGGGGCAGCAGCGGCGGCGGGTGCCGGAACAGCGGCGGCAGCGAGCGGCGGCATTCTTGCGGGACTCACCGCGGGGGAACTTGCGGCGTTGGGTTTGACCGCGGCGGGTATCGGCACAACCATGCTGAGTAAGACGCCACAAATGAAAATGCCGTTCCAGGACAAGCCCCAATTAATGCCCGACGCAGACAACGACCAGATAATGAAAACGAAACAGAAGGCGATGTTAGCGCAACAGCAACGGCAAGGACGGTCTAGCACTATGCTTTCCGACAGTTACGACAAACTAGGGTAGAGGGACTATGGGCGCGGAATATCTTGTAAAGCAAGGCGGACAACTGTTCGAAAAGCGTAGTTCCCTTTTGGGATTGTGGCAAACCATAGCCGATAACTTCTACCCCGAGCGCGCGGACTTCACCACTTTCCGCAACCTGGGTACCGAGTTCGGGAACTGGTTGAATACCGGCTACCCGGCAATGGCACGGCGCGACTTGGGTAATTCCTTCGGGACCATGCTACGCCCAACGTCTAAGAACTGGTTTCACATCAAGACAAAAGACGGATGGGACGAACTCGGCACCGACGCCCGGGCATGGCTTGAAATGGCAGAAAACCGCCAACGCCGCGCGATGTACGCCACAGGCACCCAGTTCACCAGGGCAACCAAGGAAGGGGATCACGACTTCGCCGCCTTCGGCCAGAACTGCATACAGCTATCCCTCAACTCGCAGGGCAATAACCTGTTGTACCGGTGCTGGCACCTGCGCGACGTGGCATGGATGGAAGACGCCGACGGCAAGATAGGCACGGTTTACCGCAAATGGAAGCCGACGATTGCCGACCTTATGCGTTTGTTTCCGGGCAAGGTCCACCAATCCTGGGTAGACAAGGCAGAAAAAGAACCATTCCGCGAAGTTGAAGTATGGCATTGCGTCGTTCCGTCCGATGGGTACCCGAGCGAAGGCAAGCAATACCGCACGCCGTTCATATCCATTTACCTAGATGTGGAACAAAAGCACAAGATGGAAGAGGTCGGACAGCATTACATGCAGTACACGATTCCACGCTGGCAGACGGTAAGCGGTTCCCAGTACGCGTATTCACCCGCTACGGTTATCGCACTTGCGGACGCAAGGCTAATACAGGCAATGACGGGCGTTTTACTGGAAGCCGGGGAGAAGGCGGTAAGCCCGCCCATGATTGCGGTCCAGGGCGCGCTACGTTCGGACCTGAACTTTCTACCTGGCGGCGTGACGTGGGTAGACACAGAATACGACGAACGACTGGGCGAAGTCTTGCGCCCATTGACACAGGACAAATCAGGGATCCCGCTAGGGTTGGAAATGACGCAGGACGTACGGCACATGATTGCCGAAGCGTTCTACCTGAACAAGATCAACCTACCGGCACCGGATACCGCCATGACAGCGTACGAGGTCGGGCAACGCGTGCAAGAGTACATCCGGCAAGCCATGCCCCTGTTCGAACCCATGGAAGCGGAATACAACGGTCCGTTGTGCGAACAGACATTCGAACTGTTGTTGCGGGTCGGGGTGTTCGGACCAATGGACCAGATACCTGAAGAACTCCACGGCAAAGACTATATGTTCAGTTTCGAATCACCGCTGCATGACGCAATCGAGCGCGAGAAGGGGCAACGGTTGTTAGAAGCCACCAGCATGGTTTCGCAGATTGCACCGCTTGACCAAACCGCACCGTTCCTGCTTGACGCGAAGAAAGCCCTACGGGACACGTTGCAAGGTACCGGGGTGCCGTCGTCCTGGCTTCGGTCCGAAGCACAGGTGGACGCACTCGCCGCGCAGAAGCAGCAAGAAATGCAAACCGCGCAACTACTCGCGCAAATGCAAGCCGGGGCAGACGTAGCGAAGACAGTATCCGAAGCCAACGTCAACCCGGGCGCTAATCCGGGCATGGGGGTAGCCGCACCATGAGCAAGACGGCGCCGAAAATACCACAGGTATGGGAACCCGCCAAATGGGAACTAGCCGACGCGTCCGCACTGCAAGCCCTCGTTAAAGGCGAAGCGGACGCGCACCAGCAACAACGGGCGTTAAATTGGATCATTTACAACGTGGCCGGTACCTACGACCTGGAATACCGCAGCGAACCACGGGACCACGCATTTTCCAGCGGTCGCCGGTTCGTGGGTTTGCAGATACTAAAACTACTGAAGATCAATACCGCGGCTTTCAAGGACAAGAAATAGCAGCTTTTAACCACGTAAAGGAGTAAGACACATGGCAGAAGAGACAACAACCGGAGAAGATACCACCACAACCGGAGAAACGACGGTAGACACGACGAAGGCAACCACCGCCGAAACACCCGGTACGGTACTGGCCGGTACGGAAACGAAAACCACCACGACCGAAACCACAGCACCCGCGGGAGACTGGGCGAGCGTTCGCACGAAGATAGCGGGCGAAGACGCCAAGCTGTTGAAGCAGCTATCGCGCTACGGCACCATGGAAGAAGCAATCAAAGCGGGGCTATCCGCACAAGAGAAGATAGCGAAGACGCGCGCCACCCGCCCGGGCAAGGACGCTGCACCGGAAGAACTCGCCGCCTACCGCGAAGCGAACGGGATACCGGAATCGCCCGAAGGCTACGAGATTGCACTACCAAACGGCATTGTTCTAGGCGATGCGGACAAGCCCTACGTCGATGAGTTCTTGAAGATTGCACACGCACACCACTTGCCGCCGGAAGCAGCAAACGCAATCGCGGCCACGCAATTGGAACTGCGGGAAAAAGAAATCGCCGCCCGTGCGCAAGCGGACGCGGAATCGTTGACGAAGGCCAGCGAAACACTGAGCAAGCCCGAAGAGTGGGGTTCGGAACTGAAGCTGAATATGAACCTGATACGCGGATTGCTGGAAACCGCACCGGCGGGTGTACGTGAAAACCTGGAAGCAAGCCGGGCAGCGGACGGCACGCCGCTAGGCAACCATGTACCCACGCTCAAGTGGTTGTCTTCACTGGCGCGCGATATCAACCCGCTCGCCACCGTGGTACCGGGCAGCGGCAGCAATTCGCAACAGGCACTTGAAAGCGAAATCGACAAGTTCGAAACAATGATGCGCGACAAACCCGACGAATACTGGAAGTCGGAAAAGAACCAGGCACGGTACCGCGACTTGCTCGACGTGAAGCTGAAACTAAACAAGTAAAAACGACCGCCCGCAAGGGCGGTTTTGTTTCGTCATGGTTACAAGTAACACTTGATGTTATCAAGTTACGCTTGTAACCTTTCTCGCAATACCCCCAGTATGGACCCTGAACGCGCAGACAGCGACCCTCACAAGGACACCCGCAGGACCGCAGGACGGACACCCCGGAAGGAAGGTAACAGAGTTGCACCTAACTTAACTTTTATTCTAGGAGTCCATCATGGCCGAATCAGCATTCCAGGTACAGTACCGGCAAGAGTTCATCGCCGGTTTCGAACAACGTCAATCTTTGGTCCGTAACATGGTTACGACCGAAGCCGTCATTAAAGGCAACACCGCCACCTTTCTGGTAGCGGACAGCGGCGGCGCGACCGCGGTTACTCGCGGCTTGAACGGTTTAATCCCGGCTCGCTCGGACAACCTCACGCAAAAATCCGCTACCCTGGTCGAATGGCATGACCTGGTACGTAAAACCGACTTCAACATTTTTGCCTCACAAGGCGACCAACGCCGCATCATGCAAGAAACCACCATGGCGGTTATTAACCGCAAGATGGATGCGGACATCATCACGGAACTGAATACCAGCACCGTGGACACCGGCGCCGCGCAAACCGCTAGCCTCTCGCTCGTCATGTACGCATACACGATTCTCGGTAACAACCAAGTGCCCCTCGATGGAAACGTCAACGCACTGATTACACCCGCGTTCTTCGCGTACCTGATGCAAACTAAGGAATTCACCAGTGCCGACTACGTGAACACCAAACCGTTCACCAACGCCCTGAATTCCTTCCGCTGGTCGAACATTAACTGGGTCGTTCATCCGAACTTGCCCGGCTTCGGTACCAGCGCCGAGAAGTGCTTCATGTTCCACAAAACGGCAATCGGCCACGCTATCGACACCAAGGGTATTGATAACGTAGTGGATTACAACAGCGAACACGCCTACAGCTTTGCGCGTTGCACCGCACACATGGGTTCGGAACTTCTGCAAGGCACCGGCGTAGTCGTAATCAACCACGACGGTTCCAACTTCGCCGCTCAGTAATCTAGCTGGTACCCCGGAAGGGGTGCCCGTTTAAACGAATTAAAAGGAGTAACAAACATGGCATACGTACCCGGCAACTTGAACTTGATTTCCGTAGCGCCCTTGACCGGCGCCGGACAACACTGGTCGCTTTCTGGCACGGACGCAGCTACCGATGTGGACGCCGCCGGTTTTATCTCGGACGGCGGGGATCGTGGAATGCGCGTAGGCGACCTGGTGTACTACCGCGACACCGACGACCAGATCACAACCACGCACGTAGTACTGACGGTTAGCAGCACCGCGCCCGGCGCCGTTAACCTGAACCTCGGTACCACGGTCGGTTCTTCTACGACAGGCGATTAACAGATTGATGTTTCACTAGATAGTGCTACCATTGGCGGACATGGAAACATGTCCGCTTTTTTAATGATGGAGTAACGACACATGCACATAACAAAACACCGTGTAACGGGCGCCGAATATGTACGTAATATCTACTCAGCAACACCGGAACACGGAACACCGTACGAGAACATTTTGGTACCGGAATACTGGAAACACATCGCTTCAAATTTTCGCCCCGGCGACCGCATCGAAGTAGTGTCGGAAGACGGCGCATGGTTCGCGGAACTATTCGTGGTATCGACCGGCAAGCAGTGGGTTAAAGTTTTCCCCTTGCGTTTTGTCGAATTGTCGGAAAGCGCACCCGACGAGCAACCGGCGGGCACCAGTTCGCATAACGTGGAATGGCGCGGACCGAAGCGTAAATGGTCGGTCGAACGCAACAGCGACAAAGAAGTAATCAAGGACGGGTTCGCCACCAAGGGCGAAGCGTTGGGGTGGCTCACGCAGTTTCAGGCTGAAGTAGGCTAGTGGCCGCAACGCAGCTATCGCTTTATAACGACGCCCTGGGGCACATCGGGGAACGGTTGCTGGCGTCCACCAGCGAGAACACCGAACCCCGGCGTATCCTGGACCAAGTGTGGACGGACGCGCGCGATTACTGCCTGGAACACGCGCACTGGAAATTCGCGTTGCGCACGTCTAAGATAAGCTACACATCCAGTGTTACCCCGGCTTTCGGCTACAACCGTGCGTTTGAAAAGCCTACAGACCTTGTGAAGTTATCCAAGCTATGCGGGGACGAGTTCTTCAATTACCCGTTGACGGCAGTAGTCGAAGAGACGGGTTACTGGTTCACTAACGTAGACGATATATACATAAGCTACGTGTCGAACCACGCGGAGTACGGCTACGATTATTCCCGGTGGCCGAAAACGTTCACCCTGTACGTGTCGCTGTACCTCGCCACCCGGGTAGCCGCCCGGATACGCCCGAACCTGGACATGCGTTCAATCATGATGCAATTGAACACGGCAAAAGAAGACGCGCAAGCGAAGGACGCCGTGCAAGGTGCCACCCAATTTTTACCCGCCGGTAACTGGGGACGCGCACGCCGCGGCGGGAGTTGGGGCGACCGCGGTTCACGGAGTAACCTAATTGGCTGAAGACGTACAGCTAACATTCAACCGCGGGGTTGTAAGCCCGCTGGCACTGGCACGCGTGGATATCAAGCGCGTCGCCATGTCCGCACAGGAACAATGTAACTGGATGCCCCGCACCCTCGGACCAATGAGCATACGCCCGGGACTCGGGTACATCGGCGCCACGAAGAGCAACCTAGCCGCGCGGTTTATCCCCTTCGTATTTTCCACCACCGACACCGCACTGATAGAACTCACGGATAACGTGATGCGCGTATGGATAGACGACGCACTGGTAACGCGTCCGACCGTAACGACCGCGATAACCAACGGCACGTTTACTACCGACTTGTCAAGCTGGACCGACAGCGACGAAACAGGCACCGCATCGACCTGGGGCAGCGGTAGTCAAATGATTCTAACGGGTAACGGCACGAACGCGGCGATACGCGAACAAGCCGTATCGGTCCCGCTCGGTAGCCGCAACATCGAACACGCCTTGCGTATTACGGTAACAATCGGTTCCGTACTGTTGAGAGTGGGAAGCACGTCCGGCGGCGAAGAGTACGTGGAAGAGACACAGTTATACAAAGGCACCCATTCCATAGCGTTCACACCAACAGGAGCAACAGCCTACGTTCGCTTGTTCACCCGGAACAACTACCCGAACTACGTTACGCGTTGCACTATCGAATCCGCCGGGGTAATGGAAGTAACCACGACTCTTACGACCTCGCATTTTGATAGCCTTCGTTCGGCACAGTCCGGCGATGTTATTTTCCTGGCGTGCGGTACCTCGCACCGGCAACTGCGAATTGAACGTCGCGCGGCGCATAGCTGGTCGATAGTTGACTATGTGGCAAAAACCGGACCTTTCCGCGCGATCAACACCAGCACGATAACGCTAGCACCGTCCGCGTTAAGCGGGAGTATAAACCTGGTCGCGTCCAAGCCATACTTTAAAACCTCGCACGCGGGCGCCTTGTTCAAGATATCTTCGCAAGGGCAAACAGTAACGAAAAGCATAGCGGCGGCGGATACTTACACAGACCCCATACGTGTAACGGGTATTGAGAATTCCCGAATCTTTGGGGTATCCATTTCGGGCACCTGGTCCGCGAGCATAACGCTCCAACGTTCCCCCGGCGCACCCGGTTCGTGGACGGATGTAAACGTATGGACCGGCAATACGTCTATCTCGTGGGATGACGGTTTCGACAACCAGATCATATATTACCGCCTGGGGATCAAAACCGGAGCGTACACATCCGGCACCGCTGTTTGTGTCTTGACAATCTCTACCGGTTCTATAACCGGTATTTGCCAAGCCGTTGATTATACCAACAGCACGACGATGACAGCCATAGTCTTGCAGGACTTCGGTTCAACCACCGCTAGCGCGGATTGGTCGGAAGGCTCGTGGTCGGACTACCGCGGGTACCCCTCGGCGCTAACGTTCTTCGGTGCCCGGTTGTGGTGGGCGGGTAAAGATAAGGTATGGGGTTCAGTCGTGGACAGCTTCGCGGACTTTGACGAAGACTACCTGGGGGACGCGGGACCGATTAACCGTAGCATCGGGTCCGGTCCGGTGGATACAATTAACTGGCTGTTGCCCTTGCAGACATTGACCCTCGGGGCGCAAGGTGCGGAATTCCTGTGCCGCTCGTCAAGCCTTGAAGAACCGCTCACACCGACAAACTTCAACCTACGTGAATCAACCACCTACGGGTCCAGTAACGTTGAACCGGCGAAGATAGACGCGGGCGGCGTGTTCATGGACCGCACGGGTTCACGGCTCATGGAAGTTGTGACGGATTCCGCTACGCTTACGACCAATGAACTCACTGTCATTAATCCCGAAATATGCTTACCCGGAATAGAACGGATGGGGATCCAGCGGCGACCGGATACGCGCGTACACCTGGTCCGTTCCGACGGGGTGGTAGTCGTGCTGATATTTGACCGGGCGGAAGACGTTAAGTGTCTGGTTACGGTGGAAACGGACGGGCTAGTAGAAGACGTGGTAACGCTGCCTGGCATACCAGAAGATGAAGTGTACTACGTCGTCGCGCGCACGATAAACGGGTCCACGGTCCGGTATCTTGAAAAATGGGCACTGACGACGGAAGCCGTCGGGGGAGTCACTAACAAAATGGCGGACTCGTTCGTGGCGTACAGCGGCGCGTCCACGACGACGATAACCGGACTCAGCCACCTGATAGGCGAATCGGTCGTAGCTTGGGCGAACAGCAAGGACATGGGAACGTACACCGTGTCGGGCGCGGGCACGATTACCCTTTCAGCGGCCACCACTTACGCGGTGGTTGGGTTGCCGTACGAAGCCCGGTTTAACTCATCAAAGATAGGCATTGCGGTATTCGGTCCTACCATGCTCACGCAGAATAAACGTATAGACCGGCTCGGCCTGGTGCTGGCGAACACGCACTACCAAGGATTGCAGTACGGGCAAGACGCGGATAATCTGGACGACATGCCATTGATGGAAGACGGGACGGAAACAGCCGCGGACTACATATGGTCGGGCTACGACCAGGGTTCATTCCCGGTAAACGGTTCCTTCCAGTCCCCCGACACAAGGCTGTACCTGAAGGGTGCGGCACCGCGACCCTGTACGGTCATGGCAGCGGTCGTGAGCATAGACAAGGGGAACAACCGCTCATGATAGAACTGGTGCCCGCGACTCAGAAGCACGTAGAAGAGTTCTACGGCAAAATGCCGATACGGTCGGTACGTGCGGTCGTCGGGTTACTGGATGGTAAGGTGGTCGGTATCGCCGGGGTGTTCTTGGACCGGAACCATGTAGTAGCATTTTCGGAAATGAAAGAAGAGGCGCGCAAGTACAAAAAGACTATACTGAAAGCCGGTTACATGGTATATGACATTATGCAAAAATATAACGTAGTTTTCGCAGTTGCGAACCCACAAGAAAAAGGCGCACGCAGATTAATGGCGCGTTTCGGTTTCCAGTTTGTGGAAATTAATAGCGCCGGGGAGGAAGTTTACCGATGGCACAACTAGCCGCACCCGCCGCGATAGGCGGTTCACTCTTAAGCGCCTTTGGTTCATTGGAACAGGGCAAACAAATGTTCGCCGCTTCCAAGTACCAGGCGGGACAATTACGGCAGAACGCCGGACAAGCGGAAGCAGCCGGGCAGCGGGACGCGATAGCACAGCTACGAACCTCGGACCTTCTACAGTCGCGCGCGCTAGCCGTGGCCGGGGCGTCCGGTGCCGGGGCAGTGGACCCAACGGTACTTCGCCTTATCGCCGGGCTTGCCGGGGAAGGACAGTTGAACGCGAGCATGGCAATGTTCAACGCCGGGGAAAGCGCACGCGGGATGCGCAACCAGGCGCACGCTACCGAATTCGAAGGCAAGCAATCGAAGACGGCTTCCAAGATTGCCGCACTTGCTAGCATGTTGACCGGCGCCGGTAACGCGGCTATGGCGTCAAGCCGGTTTAATAACGGCGGGTGGTTCGGCATGAGCGGACCGTCGGGGTACGGCGGGTACGCGGCGGGGGTTAAATAATGCCGCAGCTACCGGATCCCAACGCACTCAACCGCGTAGCCGCGCAACCTAGCACCACCGTAGCGAACTACCGCCCGGGGCAAGTAGGGCAAGCCCTTGAAGGGTTAGGCGGCGCGGTGGCGAACCAAGCCAACAACCTACAGTACGTGGTCGCCCGCCAGCAGGACCAGCTTGATAAGCTGAAGGTCCAGGACGCACTCAACCAGCTTGAAGCGCACCAGCAAGAATTCACCATAGGCGAACAGGGGTACAAGCGGGTAATGAACGGCGGTGTATTGCAACCGGATTACCATAAAAGCTACGTATCGAAATTCGATACCGCGGTACTCGGGCTATCCAAAGAACTGACGCCACAGCAACGTTTGCTATTCGAACAGAACGCCAAACAGCAACAGGTCCAGTTCAAGGCCGGGATGATGCAACACGCCATTGTTCAGGCGGTAAACTTCGAAGATCAGGTATACAAAGATACGATGGTAGCCACCCAAAACGCGGCGGCTACCAACTGGTCAAACCCTAAATCAGTAGAAGCCGCCGTAATTAAGGCGAACGTGGCGACCGCCGACCGTTTGGACCGGCTCGGCATAACGGACCCGACCAGTCGGGCAGTACAACAAAAGGAGATTGAAGGCGGCGTACATTCGGCGGTAGTGATTGCGGCACTGAACGCGGACAACGCCGGTTACGCAAAATCCTACTTCGACGCCAATAAAGAGTTTATGACGCCGCAGCAACAGAAGGCGATAGAAGGACAAATCAAACCGGCTACCGACTTCGCCCGCGGGCGCGACCTGGGCACCGAAGCGTTCAAGATGTTGCAATCAGGTAAAAGCGCCGTGGACGTGGAAGCGTATCTCGTGAGCAAGGCCGATACGCCGGGGATCCACCAGCAAGCGCAATCAATCTATGGACAGTTGACCCAAGCCGTCAAGGTACAGGACGCGAACGCGAAGGGTTCCATAATAGAGAAGTTTTCCACCAGCGGGGCGAATACCGCGGCGATGAACGCAATACTGAACAGTCCCGAGTACCGGGCACTGACGCCGGAACAGCGGGGACCAGTGGCTGAATACCTGCGCGGGCAAGCCCGTTCCACGAGTGAGTTCAACCGGGTAGCGAGCGACCGCGCAGCGGCGAAGAAAGCAGACGACCCGGCGGTGTATGCCAAGTTCCTGGACACGCTGGAATCGCCCGAGTTTTCCAGCATGTCGCGCGCGGAACTCTACGCCATGTCGCCGCAGATAGGGGCACCGCTTGTGAAGCAGTTACTAGCCGAACAGAAAAACCAACAAGCAGGGGTAGCCAAATTCCAAATAGATAGCGACCTGTTCAATAGCTCGGTTCCCCCGAGCGCGCAAGGCGACACACAGAAGACACGGCAATATAAGGGCGTGGTCGAATCCAAGCTACAGGAATTTTTGGAAGTGGAGAAGCGCAAGCCGACCCTTGAAGAACAGAAGGCGTTACTTCGGACCGGTAGCGAAGTGTACATCGAAGCGGGGCGGTTCTTCGGCGCCAACGAACGCGAAGCCTACGAGCGCAACCCGGAGCGTAAGGCAGTACCGGCAGCGTTCCATTCCCAGGTGAAGGGAATTTTCGGCAATGATATTGCTAAAATGGAAGACGCGTACGGTTTCGTTACAGGAATGAAACACATTGCACGTTTAAAGAAGCGTACAATACCAACCGACGCGGAAGCGATACAAGCCTACCTACAGTTACAGAGCGGCGAAAGCGAATTATCAAAACAAATACCACGATGAGACTACGCATAAGCCCTAAAGATAGTACGTGTAAGCTGGTTGTAGAAGGCGTGGCCGCGTTCTACCAGGAAGGGTCAACGCTCGCAGTAGTGTTCGAAGACGGAAGTATACGTAACTACCCGCTGGTCCATATTTGGTATTACGAAAAGATGGCCGAACAGGCCGACATAAAATAAGGGGTGAACCTTGCCACAATACGACTACGAAAAGATACTGGACAGCATCGACAACCAGCGCAAAGGACTACCCCCCGCACCACTGCCACCCGTAACCGCCCCGGCTAATACCGAACTGGATACGCTCGGCTCGTCCATCCAACGCGCAGCTAGCGCGAACCCAATGGAAGAAGCAAAGCGGCGCAAACTCAGCGGGCAGCTAGGGGTACCCGCCGCCATACTCCCGCCCACGGCACAAGCCGAAGAACAAGCGTTCTTGAAGAACGCGAAAGCGCAAGAGATTATGACGAAGTACCCCGGCCTGGCGAAGTGGGCACAGAACCCCGATAACGCAGCGGTGGCCGGTAAGGACATGCTCACGCTCGGCGAGATTGAAAACACCGCCCGGGGGTTGCCGTCCGTAACGGATAGCGTACTGGGTGTAGGCAAGAACCTAGCCGGTTCCGCAGCGGCGGCTTTCCCAACGGCGAACGCGGCTATATGGTCGTTCGTACAGGCGGCGAGTTCCATACTATCGGTCAACGTAACCAAGCCACTGGCGGACGCTACCGGCTTGCCGGACGTGGGCGAAATGATGCGCGGCTCGGCGGCGGACTTCCGCAACCGGCAGCTAGGCATGGCGCGGGACGTTGCCCCGAATATGTCGGGCATGGGCGCCATCGAACGCGGCGTGTACAGCGGCGTACAGTCCGCAGCTACCACGCTCATGATGTTACCCCTATCGGTGGCCACCGGCTCGCCTACGCCCGTCCTGGCGGGGTTGTCGGGCATTACAGCGGGTAACGCACTGGGCGAAGCCACGGACAAGGGGCTACCGCTGGACGCCGCCCTGGTCCACGCCACCAAACAAGGTTTAATCGAGTACGGTACCGAACTCTTCCCAATGGGGAACCTATTGAAGAACCTGACGGGTAAAACCGGATTGGTCCGGACCGCAAAAGAATTCTTGATACGCGAAGGGGTAGGGGAACAAGTAGCCACCCACCTTCAAGACTTGGACAAGTGGGCGACCCTGAACCCTGAAAAGCCGTTTAGCGAGTACATAGCCGAACGCCCCGAAGCCGCACTGGAAACCCTGGTGGCCACCGCTGTAGGTGGGTCCATTCAGGTAGGCGGCGCGAAGGTAGTAGCCAAGGGCATTGAATCATTACAACGTAAATCGGTACTGGAATTGCAACAGGCACAACGCGCGGAAGAACACCACCTAGCTATCCAACAGCTAGGGACGATGGCAGCTACGCACCCGTTGAAAGAACGCGACCCGCAAGCCTTCCATGACTTCATGGAAACCATGGCCGAAGACGGCAACTTGTCGGACGTGTACGTGGACGGCAAGGTGTTGAATGATGTTTTCAACCAGTCCGGAATTACCGAAGATGAACTGATGCGGAAAATGCCGGAAGTCGTGCAACAGCTAGGCGAAGCCATGAAGACGAACGGCGAAGTACGCATATCGCTTGCGGACTACGCCACCTACGTAGTGGGCACCGACGCGGAAAAAGGATTACTCAACCACTTGCGCGCGTCCCCTGAAGGCATGACATACACCGAAGCGCAAGAGTTTTACAAGACGCAAAAAGACGGCATGACCAAAGACGCCGAAAAACTCATGGCGGACGCCGCCGCGTCAGAAGAGTACCAAGCCGACGTTCAGAAAGTACACGACACGATACTGGAACAAATGAACAAGGCGGGGCGGTTCACGCCTGAAGTGAACGCCGCCTACGCGGTACCGTTCCGTGAGTTCTACGCCGTGAACGCTGCTAAAATGGGTATGACTCCTTCCCAGTTGTACGAACAATTGCCTTTGAATTTCGCGCCGATGAATGCCGGGAATATTTTGAACCAAGGGGAAGACGCGTTCGATTTTTCCGCATCGAACGAAGGGAATGTACCCAAACCAGACGTTAAGGTAGGGGACACCACCATACAATACGGTTTTGATTTTACCGGCGAAAAGTTGAAGATATATTCCGTACGCACCCCGCAAGCGAAAAGGGGCAAGGGCAGCGCGCGAAAAGCAATGGAACAGTTTTTACAGCAAGCGGATAGGGAAGGCAAAACGGTTTACCTCGACGCGTCCGCACTGGATAAAAAGACGAGTACCGCCAAGCTAGTTAAATTTTATGAATCTCTCGGGTTCGTTCTTACAGGGAAAAGGGCGAACGCACTAGGTGAACCCGAAATGAAACGGGAACCCCAAGTGCTTAACCAGTCCGTCTTCCACGGTACGCCGCACGTATGGGCACCGGAACCGGGGTTCCCGCACGGGCGCCCGCGGCTTGATAAGATGGGGACCGGGGAAGGCGCGCAGGCGTTCGGATGGGGTTGGTATAGTGCGGAAAATCAGGGGGTGGCGGACGACTACCGCAAGACGTTATCGGGACCACACAACCGGAGTTTAGACGCCGACGTGAACACGTCGGTAGTAATCGAAGACATGAGCGGCGACGGCGACTGGCGGGTGGCTTTGCGTAGTCCCACGCGAATGATAGGTAGCGCCGTTATGGCTACCGAATCGCTGACAAACGCGGACTTTGAGAGCGCACAGGAAGCGTACGAGTACGCCAAAAAACAGGGATGGATTAACTCAACAGATAAACATGCCTTCGCCATGATGGGCGACGAGGACAGACTACAGCCTATTGATTCGCTAGATAATGCGTCCGGTCAAATCGTGGTGTATGACCCCGGTACTCTCTACACCCTCGATATACCAGATTCGGTATTGCCGCGCCTGTTGGATTGGGATAAACCGTTAAGCGAACAGACGCCTGAAGTTCGGGAAGCACTGGAACAATTTAAGGCACGGTTGAAAGGAAAGCGAGTCTTAGACAAATATCTTGAATCCATAAACCTGGAATGGAACGAACTCACGGGCGCGGACTTATACAACGAAATCCTAGACCGCAGGGCGCCGAACGACAATGTTATTTATGGTATCTCTCCGGAGATAGACGCGGCGCTAGACGAAGGGCACGACAACAAGGCAGCGGCGCTTTATCTTAATTCGCTCGGCATAGTAGGAAACCGATACCTGGACGGCGGCTCGCGCGTGGACGGTAAGGGCACCTACAACTACGTGTTGTGGGATCAAGCCACCATTGACAAGGTGGCATTAATTGAGCGTAACGGCGAAAAGTTGGACGCTATGCGGGAACTTGCGCAAGGCAACCGCGCCGGGTACAACCCCGACACGTTCACCATTTCCTTACTGAAGGGCGCGGACCTTTCATCGACCTTGCACGAGGGCGGACACTTCTACCTGGAAGCCCTGGCAGACTTGGCAAGCCGACCGGAAGCCCCGCAGCAGATTAAAGACGACTTCCGCAAGACACTGGATTGGTTCGGGATAACAGGGAACGAGAACCTGGAAGCCGGTACCCGGGGCGGGGACTTGGGGCAATCGCCTAACGTTATCTCTCTGCAAAAGCGACTGAAAGCCGCCGACGCGAAGATAATGAATTCCCAATACGGCACCCCGGAACGCGACGTAGCGGAGAAAGAAGCCGCGAAAATCAGGGCGGAGTTATCCAAGTTGACCGGCGATCCCTACGGAGAAACAAAGAAAGCCAAGATTCAACGCCCGCCCACCGATGCACTCGACGCGGAGTATACAACACCTGATGAAATCCCAAACAATGTTTGGGACTGGGTTTCGAACAATACAAGTCTTCTGTACGGCGATGCGTCGGACGCCGTACGCTTGTGGCGTATCGTTGACACGTTACAGGATGAGCGGTACCCCGACGACGATATAACCATTTACCGGGCGGTATCCGAAGGAGGCGAGATAAGGCCGGGGGACTGGGTAACTGTAGACTACCGTTACGCGGAAGAACATCTAAGAAAGAGCCTAAACGGTCGCGGACAAATCCTAGAAGAAACCGTTAATGGAAGGGACGTTTTGTCTTCGCCGACCGGGGACGCCGAAGAAGCTATTTACGCACCGCGGGTATTATCTGGACCACGCAACACGCTGAACCAAGGCGGCGACCCGGGAACCCCCGGCGAGCTACCGCCCGGGCGTACCCCTGAAGAAGTATGGCGGTCCATGTCACTGGACCAAAAACGTCCTTATCACGAACAATGGGCACAGAGTTTTGAACGCTACATGCTGGAAGGGAAAGCCCCGACCACCGAACTACAACCCGTGTTCGCGCGTTTCCGTGCGTGGATGCTGAACGTATATCGTTCGCTGGAAAAGTTCTTGCAACAGAACCCGCTAGCCGGGAAGCTGAACGACGAAGTACGGGGAATTTTCGACCGGCTACTGGCGGCGGAAGACAATATCCGCGCGGCGGAATCCGTGCGGTCCTACGCTCCTATTTTCGAGAACGCGGAAGAAGCGGGCATTACTCCTAAACAGTTCCAGGACTACTTAGACTTGGGCGAGCAAGCCACGCAACAGGCAATTGATGATATGTCTAGCCGTAGCCTTCGTGATATGAAGTGGCTATCCAATGCGAAAGAGAAAGTAATCAAGGAATTACAGAACGAAGCTAAAGCAAAACGTAAAGCCGTCGAAGAGGAAGTACACCGCGAAGTTATGGCAGAACCTATCGAACTAGCGCGCACGTTCTTGAAGACGGGGGAAACGACGGACCCCGAAACCGGGGATTTAATCAAGGCGGAAGCAGGGTTTAAACTGGATTCCAAGGCCGTGGCTGAGTTGTTCCCGGCTTCGGGACTCGTAACCTTTGACAAGGACAAGCTACGCGGCATGACCTCTACAGAGGGTCTAAGCCCCGAACTCGCCGCCCAAATGTTCGGGTTCCCTTCCGGCGAAGCCCTTATCCTGGAATTGACCACGGGCGAAACCGCTAAAGAGAAAATCCAAGGGATTACCGACCAGCGTATGTTAGAACGTCATGGCGAAATGGCGAGCGAAGAAGACATACAGCGGGCAGCGGAAGCAGCAATCCACAACGAAGCACGCGCGCGGTTCATGGCTACCGGCCTGAAGATTCTTTCCAAGTCGCCGCTACCTGTAAACCAGATCAGCAAGGCAGCGAAAGCCGCCGCCGAAAACACTATTGCCAGTCGGAAGGTGCGCGACCTCCGCCCGTCACAGTACCAGCGGGCGGAAGCGCAAGCGAACAAGGAAGCCATGAAGCTGGCGGGGAAAGACCCGCAAGGCGCGGTTCACGCACAGCGGGCGGCGTTGCTGAATAACCGCCTGGCCAAAGCCGCGGCAGAAGCCACCAAGGAAGTGGAGAAGGCTCTACGCTACGTTGCCAAGTTCCAGAACAAGGGAACCCGGGACGGACTCGACCCGGAATACCTGGAACAAATTGACGACTTGCTACGCCCGTTCGAATTCAAGAAAGGCACCAGCCTAAAACAGATTGACAAGAGGCAATCGCTCGCAGACTGGGTAAGCGAACAGGAAGCATTAGGGTTCGAACCGGCTATCGACCCGTCAAAGCTGGACGAAGCGAAGCTGAAGTCATATAAAAATATGACAATGGAAGAATTACGCGGCTTCGTGGATTCCATCAAGCAAGTGGAACACTTGGGACGACTGAAGAAAAAACTTCTTACAGCGAAGGACCAGCGCGAGTTCGACGCTATCGTACTGGAAGGCTTACAGTCCATCGAAGACAACGCGAACCGGACGGTAGAAGAGAAGGCAACCCCGACCGACGCGATAGGGATAGCGGGCAAATGGTGGCGGCAAATGACAGCGGACCACCGAAAATTCTCTTCCATCATGCGTGAAATGGACGGGGGTAAAAACAACGGCTTCATGTTCAACTACTTTCTTAAGACAATGAACGAAGCCGGTGATAATGAAACACAAATGAAAGCCGAAGCTACCGAAGCATTGGCCAAACTGTTTTCACAGATTAAGAAGGATCCGGTACCCGGGAACATTTACGCCAAAAAGCGGCTAGTGCCCGGTACGAACTTGTCCATGAGTCACGAGCAACGAATCATGTTCGCTATGAACTGGGGCAACGAAGGCAACCGCCAGCGGCTACTAGACGGTGGGATCACGGGCAACCGTGCGCTATCCCTACCGCAAGCGGAAGCCGTCCTGGACACGTTGACGAAAGAGGAATGGGACTTCGTACAAGGTGTTTGGGATTACATCGCCACGTATAAGGACCGGGTAGCCTCACTGGAAAAACGGCTTACCGGAATCGAACCCCAGTGGATTGAACCCGCACCGGTGCAAACGAAGTACGGCACGTACAGGGGTGGGTACTTCCCGGTCAAGTACGACACGGAACTATCCAGCCGGTCGGAATCCTTCGAAGCCGCAACGGACTTGCGCATGGGTATGAAGGGCGCCTTTAACGCTAGCGCCACCAGGAACGGGTTCACCAAAGCCCGGGCGGAAGCAGTGATTAACCGCCCCATACTCTTAAGCTACAACGCGGTCGCGCAACACGTCAGCGAAGTAACGCACCGGCTAGCCTGGCAAGAATGGCTAGTGGACGCGAACCGTTTACTGAAGGCATTAGACAACCCAATACGCCAGCACTACGGCGCGGAGATACTTCGCACCCTGCGCGACACGGTGGTAGACATAGCCGCCGGTGACGCGCCCGCGAAGAACGGAACCGAAACCGCAATCAACCGGCTACGGGTTGGAAGTACCGTGGTGGGCATGGGGTGGCGCGTGACTACCGCCCTGTTGCAACCGTCGGGGCTTGCTCAGTCGTGGGTACGTGTCGGGGGTAAGTACATCGCGCGCGGGGTGAAGCAGTTCATGAAATCGCCGTTAACCAGCGGCGAGTTCGTGAACAGTAAATCCAAACTGATGACGGACCGTGGCCGCACCATGCAGCGGGAAATAAACGAAGTGCTTAACACCATACGGGCGGGTGATAAAGTGTCCGCGTTCAAGGCTTCGTACTTCACCATGATAGGCAAAATGCAGCGCATGGTGGATATACCCACATGGCTAGGTGCCTACGAACGGGCGACCGACGAACTCAAATTACAGGACGCGACCACAGCGGACGAGCGCGCGCGGATTGAAGAACAGGCGGCGGCACTCGCGGACCAGGCAGTATTAGATTCCCAGTCCGGCGGGCAGTTGAAGGACTTAGCGAAGGTCCAACGCGGAAGCCCGCTACAGAAGATTTTTACAAACTTCTACAGCTACTTTTCCGCTACTTATAACCTGAACGTGGAAGCCGTGCGGCGTACGAACTTTAAGTCACCGTCACAGGTAGCGATGCTGGCTACCGATATGCTACTACTCAACACTGTACCTATCGTGTTTTCCGTCGCGTTGAAGGAACTGTTGAAAGGTGGTTGCGGCGACGACCTGGAATGTCTAGGCGAGAAGCTGGCCAGCGAACAGCTTAATTTTCTGTTCGGCCAAATGGTACTGTTGCGTGAAGCCGGGGTAGCTATCGACGTGGCAGCGGGCGGGCAAGGGTTCGGCTACCAGGGTCCGGCGGGCTTGCGGTTCTTCGCGGACCTTTACAAGTTGGGCGCGCAAACAAATCAAGGTGAAGCGGATATAGCCTTTTTCAAAGCCGCGAACCAGGTAGCCGGGGCGATACTCCACTACCCCGCGGGGCAGATTAACGCCACCATGGAAGGAATCATCGCCATAGAAGAAGGCAAGGTAGAAGGGGTGAACGTGTTAACAGCACTCATCGCCGGACCACCGAAAAAGTAACAGTTGACGGTTACATAAGAAAGTGTAGTATATGTGGTGGGCATAGCCCACGAGGTCGCCCAGTTTGGTGGCCGCACCCCTGAACCAGATCCGGTCTTCAGAGTCGGAAATTCTCGTAGGGGTTAACAGGTAACAACGCCGCACGTTTAAGCCGAAAGGTACGTGCGGCTTTTTTTTTGCCTTGATGTTATATCCCCGTTGTCATACAGTACTCGCGTTCGGTTACACATTACACGAGAGGAAAACTACATGGCAGTAATAGACCGTATACAGGGACTACTGGGGGAACTAGGTTGCAAGGCGCCTGTTCTGGTAGCAACCAACGCCGCGATAACGCTCTATGGTGAACAGACAATCGACGGTGTAGCAGTCGTAGCCGAAGATCGGGTGCTAGTCAAGGACCAGGCAGACGCCACCACAAACGGTATTTACTACTGCCAAGTAACGACTTGGGTAAGGGCGCCGGACTTCGACGGCACCCGGGACGCCTTACAGGGGACACTCGTTAACGTTGCGCAGGGCACGATTAATGCCCTGACGCTATGGACCCTCACTACAGAGGATCCGGTTATAGGTACTTCCACCCTCGTCTTTGCCGCTGTAACGTTTGCTAGTTCTTCGGACTCGATCACAAACGTGGTCGACTACGGAGCGGTGGGCGACGGCGTTACCGATGACACAGCGGCATTCCAAGCGGCTTTAAGCAGCACAAATAAACACATATACGTCCCGTCCGGAGACTATGCGTTATCGGGGCAACTCACCCACGCGGGCAAGGCGCTAACGCTCCGCGGCGCGGGCATGAACTCAACCCGCCTTATGTGGGATTCTGCTTCCGCGTCTACAGGCATAGCCTTTACTCAAGCCGATGACGACTACCGGATAGACGTATCGGGACTCTCGTTTGTTACTGAAAAACCCGGAACCGGAACGGCTATCTATGTAGACGGAGCGGGTCAGCTCTCGGGCGGCATTGTGCAGAGCAGAAGCAAGCCTAGACTGTTGGTAAGTGACGTTGAGTTTAGAGGCGCTACCTCTACCAGCGTTGACGGTTGGGGAGTGGGAATAGATTGCGTTGACGTAATGGCGGTTCAGATACGTGGAATCTACTTCACAGGGAAATACACTACCACTGCTACCAACATTATTTCAGAGAGTATGTGCCGGTTCTCCGGTACGGGAAGCCCCGTTCAAATTAGCGTAATGAACTGCGACGCGTACTACGCGCTGGAAACAATCAAGTTCACGGATGTTGAAGGCGCGTTCGTGCAGAACTGCAACCTGGTCAGCGTTGACAAAGGGGTTGTGTTTAACCCTGCTGTTGTAGAGCCACAACTACAGTGCATTAACAATCATATCAATGCGTACGTAACAGCGATTGAGATAACGAATTGCGCTCAAGCGAACATATCTCAAAACCTTATTTACTCGCGTTCCGGGGCGCTAGTAGTTGTCAAGGGTATTCACGTAAACGGCACATCGACCTATAACAATTTTTCAAATAACGTATTTGTTGCCGCTGCCGGTGCTTCCACTCTTGACGCTATCGTGTTGGAAAGCGGCGCGCAATACAACATGATTAGCGATAACGTTTTCCAGAGTGCAAAAACGGCAGTTGAATACATGTCCGGCGCGAATAACAATTTTACAGGGCAAAACGTTTTCGGCACAGGGGTTGCAACGCAGGTAACAGACGGCGGGACAAGTAATGTAATGGTGCGGGTACGCGCTGGAAGCATAGAAGTCCCATCAGAAGACGCCAAAATAGAACTTGGCTCAATCACCGCAAGCAATACACCCTTTATTGATTTTCGTTCCTCGGGTCTTAATACCGATTATGACGTACGGGTCACAGCGTCCGGTGGCGGCGCGTCCTCCGGTTTAGGGACGTTGACGCATACGGGCGCGGCTCACGTCTTCAGCGGTGTGATCAAGCCGCTGTTACATAACACCACGGACTTAGGTGTTACCGGTACCGCCGCATGGCGCAACTTGTACCTTGGTACTTCAATGTTTGTTGGCGGAATAAAGGTGGTGGGTGCGCAAGAAACAGGATGGACAAACACCATGACGGGCACCGCCAACAAAGCGACCGCCTACGACACATCCACTATAACGCTCGTGCAACTGGCCGAACGCGTCAAAGCGTTGACCGACATGCTACGCGCACACGGACTCATGGGGGCTTAATGCCAATAGAATCTGTAGCCAGCAGGGAAGCATACGCAGACGCGGAGAAGATAGATAGTAATTTCGCGGTAGTCGCGTCCGCCATTGATGACCTAGACATACGCATTTCGAATTCGGGCAACCCAGTAAACGGCGGCGCCGAACTGGTGGTAGTGGACGACTACCCCACCATAGCCGACGCGCAAGCCGCGGCACGGGCACGGTCCGGGGAACTCTTCTTCCGTGCGCATGAATATGAAGTAAACCTCACGGTCCAGCACAGGGACATTATCAGCGGCGAGTCCCGCTACAACACCATATTGAAAGCCGCCCCGGGTTCGAACGCCAGCGTGATTACCGGATACGGTGCCGCGGGTTTGTTCAACTACCCCACGTACAGCCTGACAGACGGCGCGAACAACGTAGTTTTAAAGAACTTCACCATTGACGGCAACATGCCGAACAACCCTACCGCCGGTTGCGGGATTGCGATATGGGGTTACGGTATGCACTTCCAAAGTTTGTACATTCGCAATTGCCGCCATGACGGTATGCGTACCCAGTGGGGTGACGGTAGTGTGTCGATGGAAGGAACATTCCGCGATATCGTCATAGATGGAGTCGGGTACCACGGGTGGCGGTTCAATGGTCCCCATGATTCATTTGTCGAAAACCTTATGGTTATCGACGCATCGCAAGCAGCGGACAACGGTTTTAACGGTATCCAGGTGGACCCCTTCGGTAACGGTCGATTCATCAATGCGCACGTATGGCACCGGTCCACGACTACGAACCGCTGTTGGGCGGCGTTCAGTAGCAGCGGCGGGTGCGAAGTAGAAGCTAGCCACTTCGAAGGGTGCCGCACCCAACAGGTACGGCATAACGGCGCCGGGGACCGTATAAGCGGTAGCCTGATATATGCGCCCTTCGGTGCCAACGGTACCGCCCTGGTGGTGTTCAACGGTGGATCCAATCAGCACATTGGAAACCGCTACTCGTGCGGACT